AGTTCGCTAGGGCCAACGGTCCAGGTTTCTCATTTAAGAATAGCCCTAGGGACTTAGTTACCACTAGCCCAGCTGGTCTACCAGCGCTTACTGGTAAAAGAGGCTTAAGTAAATGGGGTAAGCTTGGTTTACTAGGTGCTGGTCTAGGGTTAACATCCGCCTTATTTAGTGGGGATGATGACGAGCGGCACGCTGGCGGCGGATTTACAACAGGGCTTATAAAAGGTGCTGGTACAGGCACATCAGATTCTATTCGTATGCGTAATGTACCTGAAGGTTCTTTTATAATACCATCAAAATACTCACAGAAAGCAAAAGAACAGTTAGGTTTTGCTTCTGGCGGGTCAGCTACGTCTGATATAAGAGTTAGTAATGGTGAATACTTTATTTCCGCTGCAGATGCTAAGAGCATTGGTAAAGATAACCTAAATAAAATGCAACACGGACAAAAACCATCTTTTGCAAATGGGGGTGTTGTTAATAGCTTCGCATCTGGAGGTGAAGTATCTGGAGCATCAACTATAGCTATAGACCAAGACAGTATAAATAGATTCGCTCAGGCCGCAGCAGCCGCCTCTGCATTTACACTAACTAGATATGCTGCAGGAAAAACGGAAGATAAAACTAGAAATACCGATTTAGGTAATTTAGCTGATAGTGAAAATACAGCCATCTATGAGGCAGTTCTAGCCAACTCTGACGCAGCTCAAAAAGTATATGATAGTATTAGAACGCCTGGGTTAGATAACGCTAGTGGTGATTCTGTTGATACTGAAGAGGTGTCTAGAATTTTTGACACAACCAGAGAATATAATAAAGCACTTGATGATACCGCAACTATAGAAAGCACCCTAATTGCAGAGCATAATAAGTATAATAAAGAAATAGCTAAGTTAAAAGAAGAAATGCGTAAAGCAGACTTGGCTGAAAAGTTTATTATGCAAATAGAATCTATGAACAAGGCCATAGCCGATAGTAATTTCGCGGACGAGTTCAAACGCTCTTTGAAATTGGGTACTGGTGCGTTTGAAGGTTTCTCAGGCCCAAGGGATTTGAACATTGATACTAAAGGTGTTTCGGACTTAAATAGTTTAGAACTTCTTCAGTTAGTACAGAAACGTAAAGAAGATCAAAGAGGTATTTATGGTCCTACAGACTGGGCCGCAGACTTTAAAAATTTCTCCTTAAGATTAATAAATTCTGTTAATCCAGAAGATACCTACAATAATAAATATCGAGGACAAAACGTACTTAAAGAGTATTCTAAGTTGGAAGACCAGAAGTTATCTCTTACTTCTAGAATGAATGCTGGTTTACAAAACAGATCACAAGCTACTGATGAGAGTGAATTTGAGAAATGGGATGATTTCCTTAAGGAAACAGCAGAAGAACTTGAGAATGTAACAGCTAAGCAGGATGGTTATGCTGTAGCTGTTAAAGAGGCTGCTAGAAAAACAGACGCGGCTGCAAAAGTTATATCTGGCTTTAAAGATGCTATGTCCACTATAACAAGTATAAGAACGGATGCTCTTTATAGTATGAGTAATAGAGGTATGGGTGGTAGACTTCGTGGTGCTACAAATGATGTGTCTCTTATACCTAACAGTGTAGAAGACTTGAATAGTACTCAGTATGCTCATATGCAAGCAAGTGCGGGTATGCAAAATACTATGTCACAGTATAAAGTAAATACTACTCTATATGATAGTAAATTGCAGAAGGTTAAAGAGTTGGAAGATTCTTTAGGAAAACTTAAATTGGAACAAATGCAGACTTCTGATAGAGGTATATTCTTTAAAGATAATCAACCTCAAAGAATAGCTAATGACATAACTGCACAAACAGCGGAGTTAACTAGATATAAAGAAGAATTGGAAAAAATAGGCAGAGGATTAGAAAGTAATAGCCTTAAAATGAGTAACTTTCTTGCTGCTACTGACGCTGCAAAACAGTTTGAAACTTCTATCAACACTGTAAAAGCTTCTATGTTCTCAGCAAGTATGGGTGCGGATGCTTTACAATCTAAACTAGATAATATGTATGGTGGGTCAGGTGCATTTGCGCCACAATTCATAGATGTAAATGAGCGACAAACTGCACTTAGAAGTGGTGGTGTATCCCTAGAGAACGGTAAATCTAACCAGTTTGATAGAGAACGTGCTAACTTAATGACTACTTTGCGTAATTCTTCTGGTCAACAGTGGCTTGATGCACGTATGCAGTTGTCTAATTTACCTGAAAAAGAGAAAGAATACAAACAGCATGAGCAAAAACTACGTGAATCTCAGATGGTTCGTGAGTCTCTTAGACCTGCACAGGATAGTTTGTCTAGCATGGCTCAGACACGTACTAAAATAAACACTAGAATTTGGGATAATGCTTATAGTGATATGGATGCTCAAGGTAATTCAGAAAGTAAAAAATCGGATATAAAAGCAGTAGAGGCACTTGATGAGGGATACAAAAAACTCACAGACCTTGCTAATAGTATACTAGATCGTGGTACACCAGTTAAAGAAGACGACTTTAAAAACATGCGAGATGTTATGACCGGTACTACTGAGAAGTTGGGAGGAGCCTCTGTTCAAGATTTAAAAGACTCTAAAGGAACTTCCTCAAATCCTTTAGTAAGTGCAATGGAAGCTCAAACTAAGGTACTAACTGATACTCTATTAACTGCGCCACAATTAATTGATGCACTTAAAGTTTTACATGTTGAAAAAAGTCCTTCTACTTTTGAGGCTATAGCTAAACTATTTACACCTGATGATAAAAAGTGGACACCAGGATCGGAAAAACATGCTTCTGGGGGTACTATAGGTGCTATGATAAGAGGTGCTGGTACAGGTACTTCTGATGACATCTCAATGTCAGCACCTGCAGGTTCTTATATAATACAATCCAAGTATGCACAGGCAGCAAAAAATAGTCTAAAATCTTTCGCTAGTGGTGGACAAGTACCTATAAACGTTAGTAATGGTGAACTAATGTTGACGCCAGAGGAAGTTGCTAAAATAGGTGGTACTTCAGTAGCGGATGCGCTTAATAGTGGTAATAATGAAGCAGTGCGAGCTTCTTGGTCAGAGCAAGACTACAATAACCATGGTTTTGCTAATGAAAAAGACTATAAGCAACAGACAGGTGGTTTAGGTACACCTATGATAGATCCTGTAGATATTTTAACAGGTTTTGGTGCAGCCGGTCTTGCCAAAAACTTGATAGCTAAAGCATCATCTAAATCAGCTGCAAAAGGGCTATCTGGTTATTTAAAAGAGGCCCAAGGAATTATGGGTACAAACCTTAATGTAAGTAAATACACCAAAGAACTTGTAAGTAATAAAGCGTTACTAAAAGAAGTAATGTCTAAAGGACAAGCTGTTTACGGTGAAGGGTCTTCTTTAGCTCAAATTGTTACACGTTCTGGGCCTATAGGTTTAAAAAATATGGTAGACCACATAGCTTCACAAGGTTTCGCTTATGGTGGGTCGGTTAAGGAGCAAGAGAAATTAAGAAAAGCACTCTTAGAAAAGTACAGTGCTAATGCGGTTGTGGGCTTAGGAAAACCTGCACCAATTAATGCTAGTATATACCAAGATGCTTCTGGTGTTTGGCAGTCAGGTACAAATTTATCTGCCCAAAAAGGTAGCAGTTCTGCAGGGATAACAGCAACGGGAATACCTCTAGATAAAGTTGCCGAGAATTTTTCTGCAATTCTGTCTACTGAGAGAACAATGGTTTCTAATAAGGCCACTGATGGTGACTCTGTAGAAGAACTTCTAGGTAAAATAAGTAGTAGAGCTAGTTTTAGGGACTCTAACGCTAAGAATGCTAGAAGTTTATCATTACATATGCAGGATGCTCAACTTATGCACGCTACAACTCCTGAGGAGATAGCAGGACAACAGAAAGTAACCGAAGAGATATCTAAGTTGACTGAAATAAGTAGAGGTAATACAGCATACTATGAAGAATCTCTTAAAGAGCCTACTACTAACTTAATAGCTAGACAATTTAATGCTACTAGTATGGGGGCAAGAGTTAATAAACCTACCAATCGTTGGAGTGATATTAAAGGTCTATCTGTTATGAATGGTACCGGTAAGGGTGCAAACTTTGTGAAAGACAGTCTAAACAAAGGGCCTGATGCTTTATCACAAATGCAGGAGAAATTAGATATTGTCAGTGTGGATAGCCCAGAAAGAAAGGCTTATTTAGCTAAATTAAGTGAAAAAGAACAAGTTAATTTCATGAAGGGTATAGAGATAGCACAACGTAACGTAAATACTTTGGTTAGGTCTGGTGGGATGAAAGCAGTTCTTACTAACCAACGTGCAAACTTTATGATGACAGAGGCTTTCCAGAATCTAGGCGCCTCTGAAGGATTCTACTTACAGAAATCAGATGCAGACATAGCTAAATTTGTTGATGATAAGTATGGTAAGGGTACATTTGAAAAACGTAAGAATAGAAATACACGAGGTTTAGAGTCATATAATAACCAAATCAGTGGCTTCACAAAAAGAGCTGGTAACGATCCGGACTTTTATAAAAAATACATTCAATCAATGTCAGGCACAGTACCTAATGCTGAATTAATTGAACTTATAAAAAGGATAATGAACCAGTCTAAAGGGGAGTCTATAAAAAGAAATGGTGAAACCTCTAATAATTTAAATGCTGGCGGTGCTGTAAATAACTTAAGTCGTCAAGTACGCCATAATGGTGGTGTAGCACATAAGTCAGGTAGCTACTTTTTAGAGGGTGGTGAAGTTATACTAGATAAAAATTTCTTTGGTGGTGATAAATCAAACCAGAATAATGCCTCATCTATAAATAGCCAGCCCGCAGCCAAACAGAAAGTTGAAATTGAGGGGCTTGACACTTTTGAGAAAATTGTTAACACTTTAGAAAAATCTTTATCTAAGTTAACTAACATAAAGATTGAGGGAATTGATAAACTAACCGATATAAAGATAGAAGGTTTAAGCGACTTAAGGGATATAAAGATAGAAGGTCTAAGTGAATTAAAAAATATTAAAATTGAAGGTCTAAGTGAATTAAAAAATATCCAAATAGAAGGTATTAGTGACCTACGTGATATAAAAATTGAAGGTTTAGATAATATACGGGATATTAAAGTTGAAGGTTTGGAAAAATTAACTAACATAAAAATTGACAATATAGACCAACTAAAAGATATATCTATAGCGGGCTTGGAAAATTTAAGAGATATAAAAATAGTAGGCTTGGACGAATTAAAAGACATCAATGTTAAATCAAGTTCTGTAGGAGCGGATATGGGCGATATGTTTGCAAGTACTTTAAAAGATTTTGACTCACGTGTAGGAAACTTGGAAAAGAGTTCTGCAGACCAAATATCTTTAATTAAAACTACTGTACAGGATATAGTAGCTGAACTACCTATACTGGATATCAACCAGAAGTCCGAGATTGCAGGATTGAAACAGAATTTGATGGCTACTACTTCTGAGGTATCTAATTTAACATCTTCTATGAAACGTTTTAGTCAGGAAGTATCAGTAACTTTAAGAGACTTAAATGATAGGCAGAATACAGCAATGACTCATATCTACTCTATAAAGAGAAACTAATATGGCTGATACTCCTTTATCATGGCCTGGTTTTCAGGTGGTGCAAGAAATAGATGCATCATCTGATAAACCTAGCGTAGCTGAAGATGTCCTAGCCACCTTTGGGATTCCTTATACGGGAAACGGAGGGGGTTCCTTAAATAGTGTGGATATAAAGCGTGCAGATGCACTTTCTACATTAAAGACGTCCTTACTAGAAGAGTTTGCTAATGAGGAAAGCTCTAAATTAATAGAGGTACGTATAACTGCTGCAGGGCAAGCTGAATTCTATGAGGTGGGTGGTGATAATGCTGATATAGATCCATACTATAGTATTAATTCTAACAGTTATATAAGACCTGACGTAGGTGTTTCTGTAACAGGAGCAAAACCAAGACAAGAACGTATAATGTACGAGTGGTATGAAATTATAGGCCCTAACTCAGCAAACAGCACTATACATGATACCACTAAATTAAATTCTAGTTGTCTTTTTAGTAACTTTACTACCCACGCTACTATAACATATAATGACCCTTTTAGAAACTCACCAAATAGTAATTGGAATAATGGTATAGCTGATATAGGGTTTGAATTGGAATCACCTTTTGATAGATTTATTGGTTTCTCTTGGAGGATAACACCACCGGCAGATTTAGTTACTCCCTTTACAAAAATTTTTCAACAGAGTCAAGCGTCTATACCTGTATTGTTAACAGACCCTGAGGCAAAAATAGGAACAGCTGTACACCCAGACATTGGTACGTTAGTAAAAAGAAAGATATCTACTTATGACACCCCAGAAACTGAGGGCTGTGTTACATTCGACTTATCTATAATGAACTGCTCCTCTTCTTCTATACCTGTAGTAATACCAACAGTGGAAGGATTAACCTATGAGGATGTTAGAGGTACAAAAGTTAGTAAATTTTTAGGCATACAGGGTGTATTTGTTGTTGGTATTCCTTTAATAAGCTGCTGGGGTGTTCCTGTAGATGATGCTGCTGCCATATCAGATAATGCTGGAGAGAATACAGTTTTGTGTGTTAACTCTAAAAATACATATAGAAATATAATTAAATTAAATGAAAGTATACACTATGCCACATTATATAATGACACAGATGATACATTTAGTAATCTACCTTGTTTACAATTTGTAGATAATTTACGTTATAATGACTTTGCTTCTGTTGGTACAGGGGTGGATTTCTACATAGACTATTTAAGTAGGGATCTAATTAAACTATTCCAAGGAGCAGACCCAGCACAAGGTACAATATTACCACTAGAGACTAATAACGGAGTACTAGTTGAACAGGTATGGGTACAAGTTAATTTAGACGCACCATGTTTTGTTGTCACAGACCCAACAGGGGTTGCATCTGATATTGCAAGTAATCTTAGTGTGGCCATATTAGGCATGGCTGTACGAGACTTACCCTCACCAGTAGCAGTTAATGGTGTTTTAATTGACCAAACAGATGGTATTGTTGACAATGACCCAACTACAGTACAAGAACTGCAAGATACTGCTATGGAACTAGCTTTAGCTGATATGAGTTCCGGTAGAACACTTAGTTTAACACTAGCTTCGCTGGATGACACACACACAAGAATTTTATCTTCTAAATTATATGATCTATTAAAAAGCGATAATGGTGAAGTTTTTACACATACTTGTCCTCCTACGGATGACCCTAAAGTTGGTGACAGGGGTGTAAATGGGGGCATTATAAATGTTATTGAATATGCTTATACAGACCAGGGTTCTTATTTAATAAATGTCACTGAGGGTCCAGAATATTTTGGTGATTTCGCAGGTATAGATGGTGGCATATATTACAAACAAACTGAAGAAGTATCAACCAAAGGTACTATTATACAAGATTTAGGTAACCACGTACAATATAAAGTACACGTAGATGGGATAGGACCTATATTGTGTATAAATGGGTGTGCTAGTGTACTAGCAGTTAAGGATAGGGTATCTATTACTATTCATAATAACGCAGTGGAGGGGTAATGGCTATAGAACGTGTACAGATACGAGCTACGATATCTTTTGGAGGTATGTCTATATCAACTCCATATATTTTATCATTTAACGTCACTAAAACAAGAAATAGTAAATCAACTTTTTCTGCATCATTAAAAGTAATATCTTCTGATCTTAGGTCTATAAATAATAATGAAATAAAGATATATGCTGGGGAAAAAGGACGAGAAAAAATTATATTCACCGGGTTTATTTTATCATCAAGACCTAGTATTTGTTTTGATGACCCTAATTACACTATATTGAATATATCTGGGAGTGATATTTTATATAGGCTCGAAGGTGAAAAATACACCAGACGTCAAATGGACTCTAAAGCAAGATGGGCAATAATTGAAGGTGTAGTAAGAGCTGCGGAGAAAGGTGGACAATTCGCACTTGTAAATGCTAATGTACAATTTAATGACCAAAATGTTACTAGCGATACAGAGAAAAGAAATAAAAGTAATAACTCCGCAGATTTAAATTCTTTTGGTGTAACCAACGTATCTAGTAGTGATATGTCTCTTAATTTCCAATTTAGTGCTATTAGTAGAGTGGACTCTGGGGAGACTCCTTAATGGCAAATATTTCAGCTACTATATCTATACCTGCGGGACATTATTTGGACATAAAGGTGCCTATATATCCTAAGGAAAGTCAGGGAGCTTTTCCAGAAAAAGCAGATATACCAGTGAAAATACATGGGGAAGATAGGCAACATATATACGGATTTGTTTCTGAAGACGAGTTAGTGGGTACTATATCTAAATTAGATGAGCCAATGTTAAAGGTACGTTACACACATCTACAAAGTCGAGAAAATAGAATACATTTTTTTACAGCTAATGGTGAACAGCATATTATTTCTATAATATCTATACCAATACATACACATGGATCAATAGAACAGGGCGGTCCTGCTTATGGTACTTATATAGCAGATATACCTGCTACAACACCTACACCTTAAGGAGAGTACATATGGCCACTTGTTGTAATTTAGTAGGTAATTTTGATATAACAGCCCCTGGGATTATCTCTGTGACATCTCAAGGGTCTACTCAGATGGCTTTAATAACAGCTGGGGGTAATAGTGCCTACACAGTTTCACCAAGTACAGGTACAGTATCTATAACAGCATACGCGGGTGCAGAAAGGTATATAGGGTGCCCAGGTAGAGCAGGTGTTACTATACCTTGGGTTATAAAAAGTAATTGTTCAGAAAATATATACTTATTTGGAGGCGCAGGGAGATCTTATATATCTGGTGAAGTAGGAACATACGCAAGATTTCCAACAATAAATGGGGTATCAAATCCTTTAAGTGAGTATCAAGTAGTTAATGCTTCTGCTGGTTCAGGACCAGCATCTTTATATGAGGATTCCACACAACAAGATGGTTATGGCCTAATATATGTAGGTAATCCTTGGAGTATAGACACTACATCAGAAGCTGGTTGTACAATTAATCTAACCTCGTATGGTATAGGGGGATATGGTAGTTGTAAACTACAGAATATCAATATTCAGTGCGTTCCAGGGCAGATACCTGTAGTAAATATGAGTTTCATTTATTCAATAGGATAGGTTATGGCAAATGTTACAGTAACAGGTAAAACATATAGATTACGTGCAGGTGCACCAATGCCTGTAGGAGGATCTTCTTTTGTATTACAAACGTTTATGGGAGAGGAATCCAAAGTGGTAAACTATTTATTCACTGAAACACTACCTGGGAGTAATGAATTTAGAGGGCAAGGGGGTGATTTAATGTCTGGATCATTTTCTAGGCTTTTAGATGTAGGTGGTGAATCTTTCACAGGAAGTACTGTGGAAAATCCCGAATTTGTTGAAGAGAGAACTTAATGAGTACTACCACTCTACCTTGCGGCTTTATAGAATGCACTTCCTTATCATTTGGTTACGATATAATGGGAAGAGTTACAGTGTCTTACACTACTGTACACCAAACGGAAGACTTTTGTTATGCAACTGTTATCAGCGCTGGAGGTAGAACTTTCTCAGGAGACGTTACAGCTATGTCTTTAAACCAGATACCAGGTACAACTGGTTGGTATGAAACGCATGTTACTTTAATAACAACAACAAATTAAAAGGGGATTATATGTCTTGTGGAAGTTGTACTAAAAGAAGTAAATATGCTAATAAAGTTACTGATGTAAGTAAAGAACTTTTCGGTGAGTATAAGTATTTGTCTAATGCACAAATAGGAGCTAGATTGGCATCGTATAAAAGACATAATTGTCCAGATTGTGAAAAAAGATATGAATGTGATTATGCTTCTTTCTTAATATGTAAAAAAGGGGACTAAAATATGGGCGTTATAATAGGATCAGTTACAACAATTTCATTCGGAGGAGCTGGTAGTCATGCTACACAAGTTTCTTGGAATATTAGTCCTAATATACAGAGAGCATACGTTCTTGGTAATTGGGACCCTTACGTAGCCGCTGAGTTAAAAAGTCCTACGGAGACTTTAAATATAACTGTATACTCACCTGGACCTTCTTACGCTACAACACCCACAACAACCTGTGCTAATGCTAATCAACTAGCAGCTACAGTATCACCAGCAGGTTGTGGTGCCGGTTCTGATGGACCTAGTTCAACCACGTGGTACGTTAATAGTTACAACTACTCTAAAGGTGATGCTAGATCTCCAGGTACCGAATCTTGGTCACTGATGAACTATGTTACACTAGGAGATACAAACGTTGTATTACCAACGTATGTTTTAAGAGGTATATCTGAAGGGTCTATTACTAGTTCCGATGCTGTAAGTACAGCAGAAGGTATTGTAGGTATTGTATTTTCTGGTACTACTGACCAAGGCACTCAAGGAAGTGTATCTGCAGGTCAGATTGGGAGGTCAGACTATCAGTATAATGGCGTTATATCTTCTGTAGGTGCCTCCACTGGAGGTTCTGGAGATATTGGTTCTGGTAGCTGCTCCATGCCTTATAACCCTTTGTATTTATAATTGGAGTTTATATGAGAGATTTATTTTTACTTGGTGAGAAATACAGATTAGACTTAACTTGGGATGATGCTGTTTATACTGATAACACATGTACACTAACTAATGCATGTTTCTCAGGACCTGTATTGCAGTTTGCAGAAAAAATAGAAAGTAATAATCATATGTTTCTAGATTTTTTTAAGCAATATTTTATTCTAGTGGATAATGTTTACATTGGTAAATTATCTTGGGGAGAAGTTACGTACTTAAACAATAAGGTACTTTTATCGAACTGTGTTTTAACACATGAATCAGAGATACATAAGGTACCTAAATTACTAAGTAATGATATGCTAGTAATTGACTGTAAACAACATGAAAGGGAGACACATGATTTCTATACTACATATAGAACTTATGTATCTAATAAAGATTTACAAGTATATAATTTTTTAGGGTAATTTATGGTAGATTATACGTGCGGAAATTTTCCTGAATACTTAGTAAATGGACACGTAGGTAAGTGTTATGCACCTTGCCCTTATGATATAGACGCAACAGACATTCGTACTAGACATTTATTAGATATTACTACATCCGGTACGTTACCCAACAAGGTATCACATATTGGAGATGATAATAAACATTACTACATGAATGTATCCAGTGCTGGAGGTTCTTGGGGTTACCAATGTACTTATAGTGGGTGTCCTCATCTTTTAGATACAGGGCAAGCTTTTTTATATGTTTAGTATAATTTAATTTAAATTTAATAACGGAGGATATATACATGTCCATTAGCCTAGATGTACAAGACTTAGAAAATTTTCCTGGTGTAACAAAAAAGGTTACATTGGACACTACCATTTTAGTACCTTCTGGTGCTGAGGGGGATGAAAAATATTTAATATCTGCGTCAACTTCTGCTTATTCAGATACAGTAAACAGAACTGCTATCCAAAGTTTATACATAGCCGGTGGCAAGATAGGGTGGGTAAAAAGTTCTGGCTTTAAAGGAACCAATGGTAAGTTTGCTTTGGATTCTACCCACTGTGTTTTAGGGGTAAAAATGGATGCTACTGTTAGCGGTACTTCTAATGGTTACTACAATATAACACTAGATCATAATAATGGTGTAGCTAAACGTGGTGAAGAAATAGCGTTAGACCTACAGACTAAAATACGCAGTACTACAGTATCTGGTGTAGATGCGGGCTTTAGTTTAGCTTATAAAAACTGTTCAGTAAAATTTTCTGATAATAAATTTCACATTTCTTCAGGTACTATATCCAACTACTTTACGGGTCCTTCTAGATCATCAGTTAGAGTGGGAAATAATCCTGCTAATGACTGTGCAGCCATGTTAGGATTTGACCAGCCAGTAGTAAGTGAGGATTTATCTGATATAACTATATTAGAAGCACCAATTTTATCAGACTATACTGCAGGTACTGATACTTTAGTTATTAACATGACCACAGGTGTTAATGTTGGAGATGCATTGATTATAACTGATGGTGTCAATAGTGATTATTTTACTGCTTTAAACGTAGCTACTACTAATATAACTGTGGCTACAACAGCTACAAATGGTTTTGTTGGTATAAATAACTCATATACAGTAGCTGATGGTGCTTATATACAAATACTACAAAAGGCAGACCCAGATAATTCACCTGATAGCTACTATAGTAACATAGACGAGTTACTTAGATATATGGCTAAAATTATGATAAACCAAATTGACTTTGCTTAATGTCTGATATAATTGTAAAACATACTCTTAATCCTAGAAAGGCTGTAAAATTCAATCTAAACTTACGTAAGTACGCTTTAAAGGATGAGGAAGGAGAGTCGGTGTGGTTGCTAGAAATAGGAACCACATCTTTAGATTCTTCTGGGGAAAAGATAGCCCCCAGGTATGTTCACAAAATAACAGAGAATTTTATTGAAGAAGAAATAAATAAAGCTATAGCTGATATGTGTCAGCTAATAGACTGGAGAGACTTTGATGTTGATAGATACCCACCAACTTTAAAGAGTTTTTCTCCAGAGGGCACTAATATACCTATAACATCACATGTACGTTTTGCAATAGAAGAGAAGCACCCATCCTCAGGTATTGATTTGTCTGGTGTGGTAGTGACGTTGAATAACGGAGAAGTTGATTTTGATATAACATCCGAGATAATTATAAAAGGAGATCCTTATGAATATAATTTTCAATGGGTTCCCACAATCTTATATAGGTAATTTATATGGCCACAAATATTAACATAAGAAAGTCTAATTTCACTGTAAGTGATGGTTATTTTTATACGTTTGATGAAGACCAGGATGCTCTTCTACAAAAGACAGACGATGGTAATACTGCGTTTTCTTACCCCTGTGATATACTATTGGATAATACAATAAAGTCTTTGGAGTATGATGGTGTAAACTTTTGGTCTTTAGAAGCTGCTACAACAACACTATATATTAAAAGATGGCGTATTCATAATTATCTAGCTAAATTACAACAGACAATTACTTTAAATTCTTCAGGTAGTATGACTTATAGTGCAGACGCCTTTACTATTGAACATTATCATACCCATTTAACAGATATAACTAGTCCTGGAGATACCATAATATATATAGATGAATACTCAAATAATCCTGAGGTAATTACTAATGCTACATTACATATAGGCCCTAATACTAATGGTGAGGAAGAAGACATAGCAGTTGTTGGTACCGTATTTGGTGGTGTAGTTTTAGCCACTCCTCTTAGTTATGGTTACGCTGTAGGTAATGAAATAAACTTCCATAAAAATATATGGCTCTTCAATAATAATGATGGTATTATTACCACAACTGGTGCCTTGTATAAGTTTGACTCCACGACAGGGGCACTTATTACCAAGTTCGTAGGCGGTGCTTATAAAGCTATAACTGCTTGTACATTTTATAAAATCAGCTCATTCCAGAATTTAGGTAGTAAAGACATGTTATTATACGCTAAAGGGACAAATACACTATTTGTAAATACTTCGGCGTATAAAAGAAATATATATGATGCTGATATTATGGATGACACTTTTGATACATTAGACGCAGCAAAATGGACAACAGTAAGTGGTACACCTACTATTCAAAGTGGTGAGCTGTACCTTAATCCTGCACCATCACCTAGTGAAGAAACTATACAAACAAAATACTATCTACCTGAGGATTTTGATGTTACAATTGACGGACAATTAGTAGCCTATAATACTTCTTATAGTGGTACTGGTTATATGGAAAACTCTTTTAAACTAATTTTTCCAAATGAACAAGATAGATTTTGTAAAGTTTCTAGAGGCTATAGTACCGAATTTGGTACAGCACTACACCAAAATTTTTCAGTAACCTACAGAAAGGCAACTGACGGTGTAGTAACTACTGTTTCTGGTATTGAAGATGATCCGTTAACTGATATTGATACATACGGTCTTAGAATAAAAAGGGTAGCATCAGATGTACACTTTTATTACAGAACAACCACTGCAGCTGTATTTACACCATGGCGATATCTTGGAGTAATTGAAATGTTTGACACAGATGCTCAGTTAGTTCTATCTTCTTTCAATGCCACCGATGTAACTGTTATAAATACTTTTGATAATTTAACATTTATAGAGGGAACAGTAATGAATTTAACAAATGCAATATCATTACCCTACTATGGTTCTATGGTTATGGATAATATAACTAGTAATGTGGCAGTTGTTTTACAAGATATGTCTGTGGATAGAAATAATTTATACAGACTTCAGGGATCTTCCTCTTTTGATTATTTTTTATCTCCTTTAGAGTCTTTTGTTACGTCTATTTCTTTATCTGCTTCTCCGGCAATCATAGCAGCAAATGGTTTGAGTACAACTAATATAAATGCTTGGGTTAAAGATCAGTTTTTACAGCCTATACAAAATAGAAGGGTTACCTTCTCTGAGGGTGGTGATGGTATGATTACAGGAGGTACAGAATTAAATACTGATGCTGATGGGTTTGTTCAAACTATTTATAAGGCTGGAACTCTAGCACAAGATGTATTAGTAACTGCAACGGTACAACAGACTAACTAGGAGATAGTATGACTTATGAAAATATACGTTTTCATCAACGACACCTAGTTGTACAGGACGGTTATTTCTATCTCTTAGACTATACTAATAGAATACTTTCTCAGAAATCTTCCGCCGGGGCCACAACATTCCAATACCCTGTGGATTTACCTAGTAGTTTTACTATATACACTGTAGGGGATATACTTTGTCTACAGTATGATGGCTACAATTTTTGGTCACTACAGAAATTCACCTCAGGCACTGGCTACGTTATACGATGCTGGAATATAATTAATTTCACTTGTGTAATGGTAAATCAGTTCCCATTGACTGATATATCAGGCTACCTAAAATATGACATTAATACTATATCTGTAGAATACTACAATACTAAATTAACAGTAGATGCCTATGATGGTGATCTTGTTATTTCTATGGATGAGTATGTTGAATTCGCTACAGTATCTGGAACTATTATAGGTCTAGGTTTTAACAAATTTGACCAAAGAGAGTTAGTTACAGTTAGTGGGGTTGAAGGACAGAATATATATTTAAAAGCACCTCTGGTTAATAATTATTTAGCAGGAGATCCTGTAAATATAATTTCATCAATATATGTGTTTAATAACTATTCTAGTTATCTATCAGATAATACAGGAGCGTTAATAACACTAAACCCCTATACCGGTATGGAAATGGGCAGGTTCACAGATGTAGAATACAAAAACATATCTGCATCTAAATTTTATAGACTACAGGGTGTACTACAAGATTTTCCAGATGTATTTACATTAGCCTATGTTAAAGGAACTAATTTAAAATTACGTGACTTACGTGATTTATATAGGTATAATGCGGATGTTAGAGGCTCTGACTCATTTATAGCTGTTGATAACAGTCTACCTGATGAAACTAAGTGGACTGTGCCCTTAGGTGATCCCAAGATATTAAATAATTCTTTATACTTCTCTACTACAGGTAACGGCCATGATAGAGTTGAATCAACCTACTTATTACTAAATGACTTTGAGGTCCAGGTCTCTGGTACGCTGTGGGGAGTGACTACTTTTTCTGGTGTAGACTTAAAGCAGTATAATCACTACATGGGGTTAGACTTTCAAACAAGTAAAACTAATGTAGAGATAGGTTTGAGGTATTCCACAGATTTTAATAGTAATGTAAGTACAAATAACCTTGTACTATACTATCCTTTCAATGGGTCATTCACGGATTACTCAGGCAATAATTTTCCATATAATACTGTTATAGCCCCAACATATATTGATGGTATGGATACAACAGCATCAGGTGCTGCTAGTTTTATAGCCACCACTTCTGTAAATATCACAAGTACCCCTCTATTAGAAGTTGGTAAAGACGGTGCCGACTTTTCTATGGTTTTTTGGATCAAACTAATAGGAGGTTTTGATACAGCACAACACACAATAATACAGAAAAGTGCTGGATCATTCAGATCTCCTTATATTTGGTTCAGTAATGACGTTAATGTGTTAAAGTTTGGTGTAACTACTACTGTAAATGCTACACAGATCGTGTCTGTAACAACCCCTATAAATAGTTGGGTACATATAGCATTTATAAAAAAAGATAACACACTTTATGTTTATTACGACAAGGTTTTAAAAGGATCTTTAGTTCTTAATGGTACCACAACCAGTAACCCTTTAGCCGCTCTATATTTTGGTACCAGCCCACAGTACCCTGGAAGAAACTTTGCGTTAGATAACTTTATGCTGTATGGTAGGGCTTTAACTTATTACGAAATATCAAATTTTTATGATAAAGACAGTGATTATTTTAGTGCTTTAAATGGTAGTACAGTATTAGGTGTCACTATAAATGGCTCATTAACTCAATATAATACAGTGGCCTCAGGTATAGATGGATTATCTTATAAGTTTAAAGCTATAAAAACCCCCAATAGCCTACAATTAAGCTATTTGACGTCTATATCAGGCGTTGATAGTGCATGGTTTAACTTTAATCCTATAACCATTTATACACAAGAATGCTTATTATCTTTAGGTATGACCTCTTCTCTGACTACCATATCTGGTGCCTATTTTAATGACTTAGCTTTTTATAGTGGTTATTTAAGGTACCCCGTTGATTCTAGTATCTATTATGGGACTATGGCTATGGATAATGTACGTAATAATCAATCTACTATAATAACAGTATATGATATTGATATTGATGGTGATAATTTGTATAGACTGCAGATGGAAGCATCCTATTATGGTACGGATTATACATGGGCAACATATAATTATCAAATATCTCCTATACGTTCTTTTATTGATTTTATATCAGTAGACGCTTCTACACATATATTACCAGCTACGGGAAGAAATACAGCTGTAATTACATCAATAGTTTTTGACCAATACGGTCAAGGTGTTGTAAACAGGCCCGTCTCATTTACAGATGATGACCCAATAGGTTTTGTAACTTCTAAAACAGTTTATACTGATATTTTCTATAATACGGGAAGAGCTGATACTGGCTATACTTCAGGCACAGCACTTAGGGTAGTTGAAATAGAAGCTACAGTTACTCAGGTGGATTAATATGGCACAAGAAAATATACTAGCACAGCAACCTAACTTCTGTATAGCCCCCTTACTTGGTACTTTCGCTACTGTAGATACCACAACATCAACTGCTAGGCTATTGATAAAGAATAGCACTGGTGTTACTACAGTGTCCTATACTTTTAATCCTAACATAGCACAAGATACTATTATATACTATCTAGACTACATTGGGCCAAGAGACTTAAGTGCCCTACAGTCTGGTATGGTATTTATAACAATGGAAAGTAATTTAGAATCTTCCGTATCAATAAAGAAATGGGATTTAGATAAAGATAACACCAGATTAAATTTAGATTACACTATAACAAAAGCATCAAGTGGTTTTGATACTATAGTTAGTAAAGCTATGGCCGCCGGTAGATATTACACAAATTTATCTTTAACCACCGTAACCAGTACAGCTAGTATTGTATTAGATAATGTGGATAATGTAGTGTCGGGTACTCGAATGTACGTTGGGCCAAGTAGTAACACCTCCTATTTAGGTGCTTATGAAGAAGTGGAGGCAACCTCTGTTTCCGGTACTACTGTTTTTATTAAGTCAGACGTAGGCATACCACTTCATAGTTATTTTAACGTTGGAGACCCTGTAACATACTTAGGTGATATGTATTTATTTAGTGATGTAGGTTATGGTGTAGATACAACTAGGGGAGTTATGTTAACTATTGATAATACTACAGGTGAAACTTTAGGTAGACATGACAGTGCTCTCTACAATGGTTTAGAAACTGCTAATTATGGTATACCTTATTACAACTCCGTAGCTATTGTTAAAAACGCAGAATTACTGTACATTGACATTTTTGATCATACTGTCATCAAGTCGAGTAGATTAAACGTAACAAAAATAAATAGTAATACCGTATTAGATATAAAAGCTATAACGTTTACCCCTTCTAGTATGTACAGATTACAGAAGAGTAAGATAATGCGCTCTGACACAGGTACTTATGCTGAAATTACTTGGACAACGTACAACTACCATGAGGATAGCCCTTATAGATACTCTGACTGTTTAGTGCTCTATACTGATACAAGACGTATAGCAAACCAAGATACAATAACTATATATGCTAAAGTTACAGACCAGTACGGTATGGTTATATCTAATAAAACTATTCATTTTGATAAGGAATATGGCGACACTGGTGGAGTGTGGGGAGAAGTAAATAAGGAAGCGGTAACTGATATAAATGGTTTGGGAAGTATAACTTATACTAGTAATTGGTATAACGAATCTCTTATATCTAATATAAATGGGGATATTAAAGTTGTAGCTTATACAGATGGTTCAAATATACTTACGGGTAGTATATATGTATGGGCATCTATGATATTATATTTAGATGCTAAATTTATATTGGATAGGACAGACTTAGCTGGGTTTGGTGTACCAATAATAACACAGAAGATAGATTCTAAAAGTAATACTAATATAGTTAAACAACTAGTATCATTTGTTTCTACATTCTCTTTACGGAGTTATAGTAAATTTAAAATGCCAGGTGGACACGAGACTTTTCAAAATTTACCTTGGGTTCCTATTATTAGACAGCTACAAGACTTTGAAGGTGATTTAGGTGTTGTACAAAAGGCACTAATTACTAGTTCTTCAGCTGTAAAACAGTTGACAACTCATTTAGGATCATGTGCATTAAGTCAAACTTATATAAGTAGACATTTACCAGAAGGTAGTAATAAAGATAATGTTTTTATTGCTCAGTTTAGGTTTCTAATAGATGCGGTACCTGTGCCTTTTTCTGATAAGAATAATGTAAACGCTACTATTTGGCTCAGTTTAGCCCCATATGGTTTCGATCTAAATAAAAGTACGTTAATTTTTAAAGTAAGAGAGCTGTCTTATGCGGGCGATACAGGTTTTATAGACTACTCGGATAGTATTTTATTAACAGTAACAGAGTTTGATGCGGGTGGAGGTTTATTAGGTTTAGAAGTATTGTTTACACCCCCAGCTTACTTTCATAATGACGCCATTGTATATGTATACCTTTCCGTCTATGATAATGCTATACCAGCTAACATAATAGAGTTCGACTATTGGTTTAAGGTTATACCAGATTACAAACCACCATTTGTAATAAATGAAAATCCTCCTAGAGACGCAGTAGGCGTACCACTACATACTGATATAAGTTTCGATATATTAGATAGTGAGGTCGGGGTTGACATAACCTCCTTGGACCTATATGTCAATAATAGAATAAAGATATTCAATTATACATCTATACCTAATGGCTACAGTATAACATATGTTAATGAGAATATATTTTACTACGGGCAAGACATTGAAATATCTATACAGATAAATGATTCATCGGGACAAAAAAATGTTTTATATGATATGTGGAGATTCACTTTAGCCTCTAGCTTAGCACCATTTATAGACTCGGATAGTTTTCTACCCGTGTCTTGTTCGAGGGGTCTAAACACACGTACCACGATTGTTAAATTTGTAGTTTATGATGGGGGAAACGGTGTCAAAGAAGATAGTATTGAATTAATTGTTGATAACATTATAAGAGAACATAATGTAACTCCTATAATTAAGAGAATATTATAATTAATCTAACTACGAATTAGTATAGGTAATATAACATATGGCACTTTATATAACAAATTTTTCCATACCTGAAGATTCTACAGTATATTGTACATCTTTAGTGGATTTCAGTGTGGACATAACAGATGATACTCATATGGTTACTTTGTCAGGTACGTATATGACAGATAATGGTGCTACCGTACCTTATATAATCACACCAATAAGTGATGGGTACACTTTAACATACTCTACCGTACCTAGTGGTACTATGTTATTAGAGGTTTTTGGAAGTAATAGTAATGATGAATACATAAGTACTGTTTTTATTCTACAATATGGGTATGAGCTTACTTGGGATAAAGTAGTTAAATGGCCTCTTAATAAAGAAATACCTATATCAGTAACAGCTACTAACGATGTTTTAAATGCAAATACAGCTTATTTTTCTACATTTTTTAAAACTACTACTTACAAGGAGTCTAGTTTAGAAGCGCTTATTTCTGTAGAAGGATCGGGGCAATACAATATGCTAGCAGAAGTTAAACCACAAAGTAAGTACTTTATGTATGGTAAGACATATAGCGTGACGATCTCAGGGGTTAAAGATTTTTCTGGTAATATTTTACCTGCTAAGACTTTTACATTCTCTCTGGAAAATGCACCACAGTAAGAATAATAAATTGAGAAGAAGGTGTTATGCTAGTGTACACCTAAAGATATAAAAATAGGAGGATTGATATATGTGTGCTGCTATAACGAGATGGGTTCAATACGACCCAGCGTCTACAGGTACTATTGGAGAAGGTAGAAACGCAGGTTGTGTTGGAAAAAGAGGCTACTCTATAGGTACTTCTAGTGTAAGTGATACTTTTACTATTGGACCTACTACAAATAAACTTTATCTAAGTATAGACGGAGATCCAGGCCCGTACATAACTTTGTATGAAGGTACAGACCTAGACCCTAGATTTGTTGCAAAAGATATAACAGAAAAGATGCGTAATTTAGGTAAGAATGACGACAGGTGGGATGATGCACAATGTGTATGGACTAACACACCTGGTCAAGGTAATAGATTTAAAATATACTCTGGTACCCTTGGGGTTGCCTCCTCTGTGGCGGTTACAACAATAGGTGCTGAGAGTGCTCATGCTGTATTGGGATTCGCTACAGTATCTGAAGTAGGTGGTACTGCAGGTACAAATAACTTTGCAGGTACTTTGAATATAACAGGTGATTTTAAAGGCATGGAGCCTGAAGTTTACAAAATTGTAATTACTAATGATAATGACGCCCCTAGAGGTATAGGTACCCCAGTTAAAAGTATAACATACGATGGTGTTATGACTACTGGTGGCGTGTATAATTACAGCGCTGACACTACATATACTGTTACTGTGGATGTAACTAACGGTACTACCTTAGCTGGTGGTTCAGGAAATGTACCTACTATGACTTGGACTGCGTCTCCTTCTGTGGATGACTCTAGTGTTTCTACAGAATTATTATACCCAGGAAATTGGTATAATATAGGTACAAGAGGTTTAATGGTTAAGTTCACAGATGCCGTATTTGCGGCAGGATATTGGACAATACCTTGTTATAAACCTGACTACACAAGTGGTACAAATGTTACCGATATACCTGGAAGTGCTTTGATGTCCTACAGTTCCTCAAAAGGTGATATGGCAGCGGGTGTTGTAACCCCAGCGTCAGGTACAAATATATCTTTAGGTACTAGAGGACTAGCAGTAGAATTTTTACCTACAAGTGGTTCAGACTACTTAGGTATACGTGATGAGTTTTATGTCATGTGTCAGGGGCCAAAACCATATAGTTATAATATAGCCAGTGTTAATTTTGGTAATGTTACTGTTTCTACTGAGTCAACTGTAAGATGCGTAACCTTTGAAATTGAGTCCGGAGCTTATCAGTTAAGTTCGGTTAAGTTTGGTTTACAGAGTCATGGTTCTTTTCAACATCATTATGCAGGTAATAATGATACTATGTTTAGATTTGGTACAGCCGGTCCTGGTAATAATGCTGGTACAGGTACTGAAACTGGTGTAGAATGGTACCCAGGAATTGTCCCAGGAGACATAGACAGTGACATAGCACCAACGTACTTATATTCAACTAAAGCTAATTTAATGGTTGTCGCTACTGCAGATGACTCACAAGCGGTAGGAAATAAATTTTTAGTAGCTGACCCTGTATGGTTTAATATAAAATTAGGTAGTTCAGAAACAGGAGCAAGTACCTGTAACTATAGAACTTTTTTTGATTATAGTTAAATAATACAGCCTAACATCTGTGGGACAGCCCTGACGGGGGTTGAGGTAATGCCTATTACATTAACTCTAACCACACTTTTTTAACTTTAATAGGGAGATAAAAATGCCAAACAATTTTCTAATAGGTGTTGATAACTAATGGCTTATACAAGAAACCCAAGACCTACTAATAGATGTCAATATTGGATAGAAAAAGAACCAGTTCAGTGTATATACTGGGACAATACAAATACTATCTGTACTTACGAAGAAGAAGTCGTTACCATTGTTAATGGTGTTGAGACATCTTTTATCCAAAGGGGAGACTTATACCCTTTCTGTAACTATGTAGGAACCGCGAGGTTTTCCTGCACAAAATATGCAGTAAGCACAGACGCACCTCCAACAGATGCAGATATAAAAGCTAGGTGTGTTTTACCTGATCCTTATAGACATGTAGCTATGTCACCTAATTGTCCTAAATGGGTAACTCCACCAAGTGTATTACTAGATGAAGAAGGTAACCCTACACCTCTAGACTACTCAAATATTACAGGATATAATGAGGGCAATTGCAATTTAGAGGGGGATAATCCTCTTACAGGAGGAACACAAGTTACATGTGCTGGTTTTTCACCACATCATCTTGGGTTTGGTACAGCCCCTATACAGGATGTATGTACAATACCAGGAGTAACTGTTGAAGGTACAACAACACAACCAGGATTTCCTACAGGGTCACATATACCTATGAAATATGATGTACTGAACAAACGTGCACTTTTAGGTAGGTGCAAGTGGTGGAACAGTGAGAAATACGCCTTTACTTTAGAACAAGATACTTTGACAGGTAAGCTTAGTGTTAAGGCACCAGAATTCAAGTGCACCAATACTTCTCCTCTTGTACAACCATTCGCTGATTTCTTTGCTGATGAAAATAATGTGGACATGCGTCCACCATGTAATGGTGCTATGCCTGACTGCCCCAAGTACACAGGAAATCTAGCTAGTTCTGGTTTTATGCCTTATTTAAGTTCTGTTTACATGCGCGGCGGTGATAAGGTGATGGCGGAGCAGATTTTAGAGATACGTTACAATATAAAAAAAGAAACTTGGGACCCTGAAGAATATTTGAACTACTTTGGACCTGAGGCATTTATATTCGCACATGAAGGTTCTACTCCTGAAGTACAATACGCTGGGCCTAATGTTATAGTTGATTACACTATGAAAACAATAAAAACTGAAATATCTGATTTCATTTGTTTTTCTATAAGTAGGACCCAAACTTTACTTACTAAAGGTACAAGTTCTGATAGCCTAGTTCCTACTTTTGCCACACTTATAAAAGAGCTTAATGACATACTATTTGAACCTATAATTAGGTCTGTATTTGATATATCACCAGACTACACTTCAGATGTTGGAGGTATTAATAATTTTGTTTTTGAGACGCCTTATTCTGACCATACCTCTTTACTAATTATTGGTGATTATTTTGGATATAATTCTAACTTATTTGCTATAAATATTAGTGACCCCAACTTTGATTTCCCCTTTAATGATATAGCAAGATTTAAAAATATGTACTCTTTCAGGGAGTTTGCCCTAGGGGTGGGTATAGATGCTGATTATGCAGAGCAACGTTTTAAAGATAGACATACACAACTGAAATGCTATTTTAAATTACTTGACGAAGTAGCACCAGATAAGATGTACTATAATGAGTGGCCAGGGAATAGTGGTGCATTTGCTATAGGTGTAAAGACATTCTTTGGCGATAATAAGATATTAGTTTTTGATACAAGCTCTGAAATATATACATTTTCTACCATACATGTAAAAAAGGTATTCTGTGGTGGGGTTATAGCACAAACTTCCTTTGAAGCAACCACCCCTGAGCAAGAAGTTTCGGGTATAGTTAAGTATGAGCACACGATAACCTTCCCATTATACTCACCAAAGATAAGTTATAAATTTATACCATTTAAGAGTAGAGACAGTGTTAATGGTGCTTTGCCTGTACATACTTATATTGACACAAAGGTAGTAGTTGCTGCAGGTGGTACATTAATGTCTGATGAAAATCCTACGTATTTTCTTGGATATCGTATGTATAAAATCAAAGTTATGGATAGGTTTTTTATTGATAGTACTTGTGAATCTGCTACAGCTAGCAAGATGTTATTTTTAGGTAATGCTGGCTATGTGCTTCTTGTTATACAGGATGATTACAAACTACACTCTGTTATACGTAAATGGGATACAGGTGAAGTTGACGAAGCTGGTAACCCTGTACCACTAAAAGTATTTTTAACAGGCAAAAATGCTTTAGAGGAAGATATATCTATAGAAATGGAAGTATTAGAGTACTGTTCTACAAGATTGGAAGTTAACCAAATACTATTAAAGCCTAAGGATGCGGACAAATATGTAAGACTATACAACCCAGTAATAGACTTTGAAAACGGTTTATATGTCTATGAACGTTGGAGCTTTGATAAAGAACCTAGCGGAGATTATACCGAAATAAGGGATGGCTGGCCAGAGGAAGATGTAACACTTATAAGGTCTTTAGCTAGTTTGACTGACGGTGAACTGAATAGTGGTAACTATACGATTGAAAATTTACCCACTTCCCCTATTATAGCGTCTGTTATTTTTTCAGGGAGCATTACACAACGCATAAAGGGCCAAGCTAAGTCAGACTTAATTATTTGGGCTAAAAAACCTTTCTGTAGTGATGTCGAGATAATGTACTCATGGAAAGCTAATTATCAAGAGACATTACTTCTACCTACAGGTTACTGTTTTGTAGCACATATTGGTACAGTAAAGCTAGAAACCGGTATAGGTGGATCTAGCCCTAGATGTGGCGATCATAGCTTTGGTAGTGTTTCACGCAGACCATCCCTTATGTGGTACCCTTATACTAGTTGTGACCCATATGCTACTTATATGCTAAGAAGTGGTAATTATGAAAATGACGAAGGTCTTATGGAGTTTTGGTTGAACGATGTAGGTAGACCTGACTTCAGTGCCACAGATCACGGCTCGGAAGATTTACGTATGTTAGGCCCTACAAAACATTTTGGATATACAGTTGATACACATGCTACTGTATGGGCTTGTGGTTGTGACTATGTTTATCATAATAATGATATGATTTCTACTCCGTGGTTTGGTGGGTTTGCAAGAATACGTGCTGGTGTAACTGGAGAAGCTCTTTATTATATGACACAGAATGGAGGTATAGGCCCACAATTTGGTAATAAAAATAGACCTTATCTACATAGTTTTAGATCTACTGCTGCTTTACACTACTATTATGTAACAGATGGTGGAGGCATAGCAAAAGACAAAAAATGGATGCCCATGTATGAAGCTTTTTCTGACATGGCTTTAAGTAGTGACTTTACTGAATTCCCTTGGAATAATTACTTTAATGAGGGAGATATAGCGGCTACATATGTACACCAGTTTGGTATGCTTTCTGCTAGAAATGTTGATAATACTTCTATAAATGAACGATTACTAAAGGGTGATGGTACGGATTCTTCACTAAAACGTTATAGATTTTCAGAAATATTTATAGCTCATAGTACGACTACTGGTATGGTGTACCCATCTCCTAGGAAGGCATACTTCTCAGGTACGGACACCCCAAGACCTATAACAGCCTGGCTGACATATAAAGATTCCCCAGAGGCAGATACAGCGATTCAATGGGCATGGAGGGAGAAATGGAAACCATTAGAACGTGAACTTATAGATATACGTACATCACTTATGGATCTAGACTTTGCCATTTGTGATACAAGTGAAATTCATTCTAAATATTTAAGTTTTTTAGATATAAGCTATACTAATTACACCTATGATTTTCGTATTGATGAATTTAGAAGAATACCTGATGAAGGTTTTCATAAGATAACCTGGGAACCCTCCATATATGACCCAGAAACACCCCTTCCTACGTACTTTATAGTTAGGCTTGATAATGGACCAGTACGTTTACTTAATACAAAATTAGAGCTAATAAAAGATGTATCTGAAATTGAGGAGGGTGTTGCTTTTGACTCATTAAGTTTAGATGATATTAAAAAACATATGGATTTTTATGAAGTGTGTTCTGCTGTATATTGGTTAAATTCTGTAACAAGTGAGGCTGATCTAGAAGTAATGGCCATATCTGCTATAACTGGTGGTTTTATTTTATATACCGAGGAAGCAGAAATAGTAGAGACTGAAGAACTAGCTAAAGATAATGCAAAAGATGGTAAGAGGATGGTATCTATTTATAAAGATGGAGAACAATATGATATGTACTTTAATAGGGGTCTTTACACAATGGTAAACCCTAGTATGGTAAAATATCTACCAAAGGATATGGCACCCATTGAACTGCCTTATGAGGTTAAATTGTCAAGACCTTCTGCAGACGACTCTAATTACTCTACCATAAACGTTTCAGAATTTTATCCAGCCAGTGACTCTTTTGACATGAAGTACTTTTTTACTAGTGGTACAGTTACTATTATATTTAAGTTTGAAACTCCAGTTAATATAGGCCAAGTTGATATATCTTTTTTGAAAGGTAGGGAGATAATAGAGCCAAATTCTGAGGAAGAATCTACAATAACAAATTATTTTCATATACCTGAGGTAGTGCTAAAACGTTCGGTAGATGACGTAGTTTTTAAAGATGTAGAAACATTTGACTTTGTATCTTCGGATATAGAAGAAGAATTAGTACAGTTTAGTAAAGAATATAAAATAACAAATTTAACACAGGACTATATGGCTGAGTTAAGTTCTAGTTTCAGTGTTACCTTTAACTACTCTTTAGACATGATTAATTTCACAAATGATGACATTGAGTTTCAGCATTATATATTTATTGGGGCAATAAAATTTAAGAAGGTTTTTTATATAGCTCAGGAAGAAACTATACAAGTACACGAAAGAAAATTTAATATATCTGTTGGAGGATATGGAACTTTTCCAATTCATGGTAGAGAAAACCAAGGATCTTTACTGTACCCTAGCACAACTGAATTATCCACTACTTATCAATATGACAATGCTTTTGGTATGGTTGGTATGTCTGGTAGTGAGGGTGAATTCACCTCTGTAGGAAAAACTCAGTCTAGGATTTGTGGAAAAGTTCAGCAGGACGCTGAGAATCTTTATGGGTCTTACCTTGATTTTGAAACCAAGCAGAAGGAGTTATATGATGAAATAGCTTTAGCTGGTACAGAGGAGATCTCATATGTATCCATTGCTAGAGAGGTGTTTAAAGAAACCTTGAGTAATACAGGAGTAACATCTTTTCCTGAGTGGACTTGTAGATTTAAGAATACTACTATGGTACCATTAAGAGCAGTCCCTCCAAAACAACTATATTACCCAGAAGGACATAATTGGACCTGGGATAATAATAGTTTTAAAGACTTCTTTAATTGTGGTGGTGGAGGTCTTAGGCAGATTGTTACTATCTTTGCTTATAAATGGGGAAGGATATCAGGTATATATGGTTTTGTACATGAAAGAGATATATTTGACCTTTACTCTTACGGTTTGTCTGATGTATTGACACGAATGGCCAATCCTGCAGACACTATAGCAGACAGGCTATCATCACTATAATGAGGTTATAATGTTTAATATAATTTGTGATAAATGTAAAGGTGTGGTAGAGTTTGACTATGACACATCTATAAGTGAGTATCTTCTAAAAGTTGACTATGTTAATGATAAAATATCTGACATATGTGATACAGCTAAAGACATCCCATTAGTTTATAAGTGTATTAGTTGTTCTGCTAAGTTTAAATATTCTTTTAAAGAGTTAGAACAGAAGCGACGTGAAAGTATTCATGCCGATATTAGACGTTTTAGAAAGATTCATGTTTTTAAAAATGTGATAAATCCTGCGAGTATTAATCCAGATAATGGTTTAGAGTATTGTAATATATGTGATGGCGTAGACAATGCAGGTAATTGTTACAAAGATATAATATCTGTATGTCCGTTCGTTAAACAACATGAAGCATAATTTTCTAAGAGACGCCAAGTCAATCAGTAACTCTGAATTATGTCGTTATGATTCTACTAACGGATATTTCACAGATTTCTCTAACAACGGTAATGTTGACGGGTGGACTATATACAATAATATTTATATGTACGGTTGTTGGAATAATATTTTGTTTGGTTCTGCTTACTTACCAGACTGTCATATTAGTCGGACAGAAGTGTTCTTATCAGTAAATGCAGAAGAATATTTCTTTATAGAATTTATATTAAAAGTTATTGATGAAAACCCAACTAGAACAGTAAAAGGATTAACCAAGGGTAAGATAATGTGGCTCAGGACTGATGACGTCGCTTGGGCTGATGATCGCACTATAGAGTTTGATATAACAGGTGTAGGTACATGGGAATACTATAAATTAAATTTAGGCCCTTATAAGTGGTGGCAGGGTGACATTAATAACCTTAGATTTTATCCGTTCATTGACGGCCATACTGGGGATAAGTTTTTTTTAAAATCTTTACGTATCACCTCAGAAGATTTTTGGATGTGTATAAACACTAATTGTTCTTATTATCAGTATTACTCACATCCGTGCCCTGGTGCGGGTAATCGTGCCTACTGTGAAGCAACAGTAAAAAAAGCAAACTACACGTTAGTAGCAGGTGAAAGCAGCGAACTTTTAATTGATATAGACGACTACGGTATAGAACATATTGAACTTGGCGAAAATATTCTAATGTCAGGTAATGACATTGCCAAAGTATTAGGTAATAGTATAAGTACTGTTAACATAGGTGGCTATTCTTTTGCACAAGTAGACTACACGGATAAGGAAGTTATAAGAATATCCAGTGGCACTAACCGTAATAATAGTAGTGTAGTGATTAGTTACTCTAAGGCAGCTGAAGAATTGGGATTCTTCAATGACCGTATGGAACCTATATACACATGTGTATCAGGTACAGATCCAGCCACTGGGTTTGATTATGCTAGTACAAGGCTTCTACAGACATTTGAAATAAACGCGCTAGTGGATGGAGATAATGATATAGCTTACATACACAACCCGTCACAGTATTCTGTTGAAGGAGGTAGACGTGACTTTAATGAAATAGGAACATCCAAATTAATATCTGAATTAGATGATGTTACAGGTTATACTTCTTTCGATAATACAGGCAAAACTATTATTGATTTATCAAAACGTATAGATAACAACGGTAAATTAAAACACTTTTGGGTGTATGGTTTGCTCTACCCAGGAGCAGCCTTAAAAATTTTACGTCCACGTAATGATGGTACATTTAGAGTAGTTTACTCAATACCTTTACCTACTACTGAGGATGCTACATTGTATACTATGCGTCCTATAGTTTCTAGAGTGGACTACGACGTGTTAGTAAACAAAGGTGACATATTGGGTATATATAATGCAAACCTTTATGTAGGGCAGACAGCTACTGGTTTACCAGACGCTACTTTTATACAAGTAAATGGTGAAGTTACTACTATCGTGGAAAATGCAACATCCTATTCTTATGGTGTCGGAGGTTTTGCAATATATGCTAGAGGTGACCTTAAACAAAATAATACTATATTGGATATTGACTTGGGCTACCGGTTAAATGTTTCCGAGTTTATAGTATCAGGTGAAGAACTAGAGGGTTACTACGAATTTAATTTAGCATCTTGTCTAGATGTTACATGGAATGTAGATCTATTTAATGAAACTCATAATCATGCTGGTGTATATCTTACAGCTTATGGTGGTACTTGGTATGATACACATAATAATATATACTATGGCAAGGAATGTTTAGATGATTTAATTATCACTGCTGATAACGGAAAAGAGGGTGATGTATACACTCAGGATAATGGTATAGCTACTTTTGGTGAGCACGCTTATTTTTATGTTAATGGAGATTTCGAATGGCCATATAGTACAGTGTGTAATGGCCTAACAGAATACTGTGGTATAAAAAAACCTACTAGTGGTTCTATGAATTACACTACTGATCCAATAGCTTTTACATTACTATTCCCAGCTGAGCACCTTTTCGATGTATATAAAAGTATAATATATTTTAAAGAAGAAAATAATTTTAGAAATATTGCTTTATCTACGTATGGTGGGTCTTATCACTACTCAGGTGACGCAGATAATGTGGCATATAATTTAGTACCTGAATACAACTTTATATATTTAAATGGTGTTAAGTACACCAAGGGGGATAATGATAACATAGATAGGTATTTATTTAAGAATCCTGCAACAACTAACTTATATAGTCAAGACTATGATAATCCTGAAATATGCCAAGATCATATATCTACTTACTTTGTTGACTGGAGTATATTGGCTCATGAGTTTGAACCAATACCATGTAAAGGGTTTAGAATATATTGTGATAGACATAATAGTACTAAAGTAACCGAGATGGAAGTTTACTCTAGAGTACCTAATGATGTATCTATGGTTGACAATACTATATTACATTTTTCGGATTATAAGGATAAATGGCGTACCACTGGGTTTAAAACTGTAGATGAAACCACTACAGCCGCATTTGTAGGAGGTACACCTAGATACTTTAGGGTGTCTTTCGAATCACAGACGGCTTTTAATATGCGTGAGATAGCTGTTTCAACTACAGAACAAGCTTACACAGAAGACTCCTTAGTGTTAATAGACGAAGCAAAAAATGGTATAATAAGTGATAGCAAGGAAGTTGTAATCACTAATATATACAACAAGTCTTTTGATCTTACCGTAGATATACCTAGAGATTTAATCAGCAGTAAAAATATTATTTTTTGGAATACTTTAAATTCTTTTGATACTCTTAAAGATCCTGAGTTAGGCCCTACATGCTTCTTGTATAAAAGCGATGACTACCCTATTACTTACAGTAGAGGACAATGTGCTACAAGTTGTTTTAGTTATGGTTTAGCTAACGCTATTGAGGGTAAAACAGCTTATTATTCATACAATACCTTTGATTGGTTTACTTATGGTACCTTAAGCTCAGGTATACCAGTAGATTTCTCAAATGAGGCTTACCTCCATAGATATAAATTTTCTGCAGATATCGTGCCTGTATCAAGTAAGTACTGGCGTATACAAATATTATCAGCAGATAGAGTTAGTGTACTGAGTGATATCATAGTTTCATATCTTGGAGAACGTGTAGATATAAGAAAAATTTTATTACCTGATACTATACCAAATACTTCTCTTAATTACATAGTCTCTAATGGTACTAACATACCAAATTATTATACATTCAAAGATTCTTTTGCAGAAGGCACCTGGGATGAATTTTCCGTTTTTGGTACTAAGTCCCCAGAAGCTTTTGTTGTAAATAATGAATACCTTTTAATAAACGGTAAGACTGGTGATATTAATCTGAGTACATATAGATTTAATAACTCAGATAACTTTGAGTTTTTATTTGACTACTATTTTGACCCGAACCACCCCTCATATATTTACCCTTTATCATACGCGAAATTTGAGTTTTATAGTGGTGCAGAAATAGTATTTTATTTAGAATGGACTTGTGTTGCCGGAGCAGGTATAGCTTCATGTGATGGTACAGTACATGTACTGAACATCGTAGAGGGTTCCACCATATTATATACAAATAATACTTTAGGGTGTTACTTTAATATGCTACAAAAAAACAAAATATGTTTAAGAAAAGCAGGAAACACTATATCTTTATATCTAGGTAACCATATTTATATAACCACTTTTACTTTAACCTCTTCAAATAGTTTAACCTCATTTTACTTCAGAGGTTCTTCAACATTGTGGACCGTTAGGGTATATAATATAAGTTTTAATTATAGACCTATGTTGGCGCCAGGAACGTGGTTAGGTTTGGAGCTTTATGATGTAGTACCTATTGACAAAATATTCTTTATATCCACAGGTAATGAGTTAACGTTAAATATACTATCTGGGGTAAATAATAATAATTACTCTTTAAACTCAATTATAGAGGCCACAAGGGAAGACTTATTTATAGCGTTTGTTATTGATTTAATTAGTCGTCATAGTTTATCTATAGTGAGACACTATGGTATTGGTAACCTATTTGATGTGTCATTACAACTTAAAACACAATACTCCAATAGTAGTGGTTCAATAGATAATGCAGTATTTGACTCTGATTATATGGACTGTAGATGGCTAGGTATTCAAGTTGATTGTTCAGATAATATTATCAAATCAATTGAAAAACTGGGTGTTTATACGGATATAACTACTGTATTTTGTAAAGATGGTGGTTTTAATAACAAGTGGTTACCACTTAACTCTACACTAACACAGTACACACCTTTAAAAAATGTGGCTTTAAACACAACAGTATCGGGTACAACTTTTTACGGTGAAAATTTACCCAGTAAGGCAGTAGATGGTTATTCCTCAAACTATGGAGTAGATTACTGCTGGGCCTATGAAGAAGGCACCTCACCAAAACTTTATATTGAATTTGATGATGAGTACTACATAGGGTCTTTTACTATACATAATGGCTATTCCCCTAATATACCTCTTGGGTATAATAAGTCATATAAATTAAGTCTTGATAACACTATTTCAGGTAGCTCTAGGGTATGGACCTTAGTTTATACGGCAGCTAATATAACTAATGCTGCTACTCAAACACACGAGTTTAACTATGTCAAGGCAAGGAGGGCATTACTCGAAATTACTTCTTTTGAAACTATAGATGTCCCCACTGATATATATAACTCTACTTACTTAAATGCTAAGTTAGGCTTTCTACGGGAAATAGAAATATTTGCAAAAACTAATGTGCCTTATATAAGTAGCGAGGACTTCCCCATCGTATGTGTGGACCTTAGAGATAAATTTAATGTGGTAGATGTTAAACTATATAACTCTTTTCAACAAGGCTCTAAATTGCTTGAGCATGTCAACAATACTTTATGGGATAACTCTAGTGAATTTATAAGCTACTCTGATAGCGTAACTTCTGATCCAAGTAGAGCACCATTCACAAGAGGGCAGGACTACACAACAGAGTATGAGAGTGACTTTAATTCTGGCGACTTAAAGTACTCTGTGGAATATTTATTAGTAACCTCTTTGTTTTTAGCGCAAGGACATCATTATATTGACTGGGAGGCGTATTACCCACAAAATGTGGAAGAAATAAGTATAGAATTAGAAGGTAGTGAAACAATTATAGTTTTTGCTAATGTTTATGGTACCTTATGGCAAAAACAAAGCCATGAATTTTTTACAGAGTACGATGGTTATTTTAATGTATATACAAGACAAAATATTGATACAGAAAATACTTGGGGTGTAAGAAACATAAAGATTTACCGTTTATATGACTTAACTAGATGGGTATCTGTTATAAGGGATACAGCAACAAACTACGCGTACAACTTCCTAGATGATATGAGTAGTCCTGATTATTTAGATAAAATAGAAGTATACGGCGACGGTAAATATGTGCCAACAGAATATTGGTGGTGGTGGCTCTCTGATATCTCCACTTTGTCGAATGACAGTATTAATACTAAGATAGGAAGACGCTCCCTACGTGTAGATTATCCAGCATCTTCAGATGTTGACACCCTACAACTATCTGAGGCAGACCATTTTGGCCAAGATTTACTATGGTCTATTTCCGATGCTTTCCATTTCTATCTATATATTGATAATATAGATAATTTTGATACCACTTATGGTAAAGTTCTATTAGGTTCTGTAGATAGTAATTCTAATGACTTTTATTACACTTGGAATGTATCAGATATTCCCCTTATTACTGGCTGGAATAATGTTAAGTTAAATTTTTACAATTACAGTGGTGTCTACCCTACAAAAGTTAGTGGTTCTACTGAATTCTTAGAGACTATTCTTAATTTGCAAGGCAATAAAAGAAATATAACTACATTGTACTTTCAATATAGAGGTACTGGAAAGAAGTTAGTAATGTTTGTAGATAATTTTGCTATATTAAGAAATGTTTTCGATACCCCTGTCAAATATGCTAATGGCCTCTGCTTAACTTATAATGACTATTTAATGATGCCTTTATCTAACATTAATTTAGATAGAGGATCAATTGAATTTTGGGTTAAAATGGGAGTTGACACACTGGGTAGAGATGCTTTTGGTGAAATACATGCAGCTACGTTATTTACTTTAAGTAGTAATACTAACGATATTGTATCACTTAGAATAAAACCAGGAAATTGGTTTGAGGTTTTCGCTGGCAATATAAGGAAGCAGAGTTTATTTAGCACAGAGGACCTACCAGCTCATACTTTTATAGGTAGAAATAAAATAGTACACATTGGCCTTGTATGGAGTAATGATGGTAAGGATATTTCGGGGAATCACACTATGAAATTATTTATAAATGGTGTCGTTACTTTGAGTAGTACCTCTACTTGGGATGTCTCTGATACTAAGATCTCTTTCTTCAAACTTGGAGGAGGGATAACACAAACGGCCCAAGTGTACAATGATCAAAGTGCCTTTGTCTTTGAAAATATAAAAGTGTATAATTACTGTAAGGAAGACTTCTTAGTAAACAAACAGGATATTGAGGGTGAATATTTGTATACACCAGAAAATTTTATAGAATTGTCTAAAGATAATATAAATTTTTATGGCCCAGGTTCAGAAAGTCTTCCATTGGTATTTGAACAAGTACCTAGTCAGGCTATTGAAATTGTATATGTCAGAACAATAAAGAATAAAAAACTTCGATCTACGGGCAGTAACGCTCAGATAGTAGTAGATTGGTTAACAACTGTTTAGGTGATTACATGTCAAAATATAATATGATAAGGAATAGTTCATTTACCTCTAATACTACTAGCGGTACAGGTAACCGTGCACTAACTATTCCAGAATTAGACTCACTTATAGATAATAACGTATACACACTAGGTGTACAACTAGTAGACACAGAGGTATTATACCTTGATATTGACTTAGGTTATAAATTAAAGGTAGATAGTATTTTATTATATACGAATGATCTAACTAAGCTGGCCAATGTAACATTTTATTCTAAAAGTGCTGCTTCTGATGTTTTTAGTGTATGTTCAAAAACAGTATCAGCAGTTTCTTATGTCGGTACAGTACCTAATCCTAGTGCACCAAGATATATTCGATGTGTTGTAAGTGGTACTAATATGCTCCTACATGAATTACAGGTTCTGAATAATGACAACATTGTAGCTTTTGGCGCAGATGGTAGTCTTACGGATACCTTTATAGAGGACACTCCAGAAGGTGTTGTTGGTGAAGTTCAAGCTATTGATATCTATAACGATACCTCAGGTGATAAGCCAGCCAACGCTTATGTATGTGTAGATTATACAGGGCAACAAGGGGATTTTTATGTTGATATAGCTGCAGAAAGTAACGGCCCATTTTATAACCTCTCTGAGGGTGACATTATAAAAAATAGTTGGTCTAGAGGAACACATAATAATACCAAAGTCTCTAATACATCCGATGGAGCAGTGCTGGTTTTATCTAAACCTACAGTATATGAACATTTAAGTGAGACTTATATTGGTATTCTCCCAGTAGTTGATAGTACATTCCCTAAGTCACCTTTTGGTGTTGTAAGATGTACCGCTTATGATAAAGTTCATAAAAAGTTATATGTCGCTTTCTGGCCAGGTATTACTTCTAAAGGATCTCCTATTAACCTTTGGTGTTATGATGTACAGTTAAATACTTGGACGTTTAGAGGCGCCCTTGTGAGTGCTTTATGGGATACAGACACATTTTCCATGGGTTGCTCTGATACTGCCGTGTATTTTTTAGGTGTTATCTCCGAGTCCGGCGCGACTAGAACTATTTTAAAACATAGCATGACAGGAAGTTTAGCAAATTTATCGGTATTTAAAACATTTACTATCACGTTCACTTCTACCTATTACTACTTTATGGTAGGTGATTTTAAAGGTAACATTTGGATAAAATGCCATGGTGTTTATCAAGGTGATGCTGCTAGACAGTTATATAAACTAAATGAAGCTACAGCAGCATTAACACCAGTTAGTAATAACTTCTTCCTCTCAAGTTTAGGAGCTAATGTTAATCACTTAGTTTATGATGATATACGAGATCGTATATATGTTCTACACGCTGAAAGTATCCAAAACAATAATTTTTATATTGAAATGTATGATGTATTAACTGATACTTGGTATAGCTCTTTTTTTAACTTCGGTAATAGAATCATGGCGCAAAATATGGATATGGCTTTTTGTTTCTATAATGATAATTTATATTTCCAGTCTGCACAGTATAACGGTAAAATATATAGATACAACTTATCGACCGATGAATTAGATACACTACCTGTTAATATACCTACAAAAACTGGTATAGTTAACAAAATGGTAGTGCTAGAACCATTAGACGCACATGGTGATGAATCTGTACTAATACTCACAGGTATTACGGATATACACGCTGTTTTTGGGTATAACTTACCACAAACACTAAATAATAGTATAGCAAATTTAACACACATTACAGGTAACTATACTACTCCTATATTCGCACTGCCTGACGCTAATAAAGCAAGTTATTTGAGAATACCTGTATTATCTAACATTGGCACTACTAATGTCAGTAAGTATAAAGATATACAGGATGGTATTATAGAAGTTAGAAGTAGTGATATGTCACCATTACCGGTAGATCATGTTTTCTGGCTTGCTAGAGCAAATTCATACTCAACATATTTTAGAGTAGAGTATAATAATAATACTGCAGCTACTTCTTTTATACCCCTGACCATTTCAAACACATCAACGGTATATACGTATGGCTCGGCAATTTCCAGGCGCACAGGCTACCAACTATCTATATCCGCGCATATAGCTCAATCTGCCAATTCTAATGTTTTTATATTTAATTTTGGTGGTGAATTGGTTGTAAGTAAAGCTTTTGCAACGAATACAGCTTATTTTGGTACTACAGACTTCTGTGACTTTGATGTTTCTGGTGGCTTCTGGTCCTACGATGCTGTAAACAAACTTCTAAAGCATTTTAATAGTGCCTGTATACTTATATCTGAAGTTATCGTGGACGGCCTTTGTGGGTTAGCAACAGATTTTAATACTAACAGTGTTTGGTATATAAGTAATGTAACAAAGGCATTGGTACATCTAAATAATTTAGCAGAAACCGAAACTGTGGTAAATATATTAGAACCCCTAGCGGTGTGCGCTGACGAAGATGGTGGGTGTTGGGTTGTAGACCATGCCGAGCTAGATAACACTAAAGCCATAAAAAATTATAGTAGTTCTGGCGAGTTAATAGTTATGATACCTATAACATCATCCATAAAAGTAATATCCTCAGACACAGTTGGAGGTTTTTACACCTTAAGTTTTGGTGTTTCCCAGGAAGTTAGTCATTATGATAAATATGGTAATTTAACTATGAATATAAAAAATTTTGCTAGTGATGATAAGTTAAGTGGTGGCAAATTCGGTGTAGTTGTATATTCTACACTTTTAAAGCGTATGCGTTATGTTTCTTTAGCAACTAAAGCCATTGTTTGGACTAAGTTTTATACAGACTATTTTACAACAAGTGCGTATATGGAAACATATACACCGAGATTATTTACGTTTGATATAGAATTCCAACAGAGTGATATAACACTCCCTAAATTAATACCTAGACCTGAAGAGAGTCTTTGGGCAACAAACAGTACTTTATTACCATGGAAGGAGGTGGATAAAGACGGTTATTTTTTAACTAAAAGTAAATATACTCAAGCAAGGGTAACCTTATGGAATTTTGATGCTACTTCTACACCAACTGTTGTTGGTATTTATATGGCCCCTGCTATACAGATTACAGATATTCAACCACAAAAAAGTAAACCATTTTTTATACGATCTAATATACCAGCGGGTAATATAACCCAACTGGATACAAGAATAAAAGTATGGTGGGATATAGCAGAAACTGACTAGTTATTATAGTTTTTAATATTTAATTTAAGTAAACGAGGTTTCATATTAGATGAACATTTATAAATATATTATTAAAAACTTACTTAACTACAAAGGTAAAGTTAATGGTTAGTTATCGCCCTCCCAAAGGGAAAAACGTACTATTTGATTTTACTGAGGAGGGATACACACCTCCTGATTTTGTAAATATTGATTTCTTAGCCGCCGCGTATAGTACTAGTGATTTACAGGCTTATATTGAAATCATGCAGTTTTATGAACATGGTACAGCAGACTTAGAGGCTTCTTTAGAAGTTTGGCCATTGTTTCAAGATTCTACTTACACATATGTCAAAAGCTGCAGACAAGTTGTTGTTGGTTATAGCGATACAGGTGTACAAGTATTAGAGTTACCTTGTCTTTTTGGAGGTATTAGAGACTTAGGTGCATTTATAACCACAGGTAAACTATGGTATAGTAGCTATACAGATTTATACGCGGACATTATTGGTGATACCGATATATTTTTTGATTTACCCGCAGGAATCAAAGCTCTACGACATAGTTATGCGGATATATTATCTGTAGTACAGACTATTCCAGCTGTAGACTTACACGCATTCTTTAACATAATTGAAACAAGAGATATTACAGCGAGCATATCAGGTACGTTATTCAAAGGTAATCTAGATTTGGCAGCTACTTTTGGTAAGGTTACAATTAAAAGTAATAAAAATTTAAATTCTTATATAACTAGTTGGCATATAAGTGATTTAGCTGCAATGATTGGTGCATTTTCAACGGCAGATTTACAAGCTACTATTTTCTCTGGTTACTTTAGAGTATCTAAAAATTTATCCGCGTATTTAGCCTGTGTTGCGCCAGTAGACTTACAAGCCACTTTACATGGTTATGCAAAGGCAGATTTAAACGCTATAACTATTGTCGGTTATCAACCATATGACTTGCCTTCAAGTATACGTGCAGTACGTCCTAGAGACCTTCCAGCTTATGTATATGGTATGAAGGCACAGGATATGTTTTTTGATTTACCCGCTAATATACAAGGTTTTTCTACAAGAGATATAGCTGCGTATATAACATCCATAGGCTCAGCTTCTTTTCTAGCTTACATAGTAGCTACAGGTAAGTATCTAGACTTATTAGCTGAGATAGTGCCAAAAACTATTAATATAAAGAGAATTATATCAATATCTTTATTTGAACATAAGGATTTAAGGGCTGTTGTTAATTACAACTGTCTAAAATCCAGCTTTGTTGATTTACCTGCATATCTATACACCATAAAGAGACTTGATTTGAGTGCTTTTATCATAGGGTGGTATGGCGGCGCTGCTGACAACGTTATCGACCTTGCTGCTTACATTAATGCAGCTGACTACGTACAAGCTAACTACACAAGTATTACAAGTAATGTATATGATGCAACACCTCCTTTCGTAACTTTTGGTATACATAGCACGCCTAAAAAAGGTAGTCATAAGGTATTAGATACCCTTATGCTCCTAGGTAACCGGTCTACTAATATATTAAGAGCTACTATTACTGGTATATTATACTCTCGTGATATAAGTGCTCAGATAACTGCTAAACCTTTAGCTAATTTTACTACTGTACCGAATTGGGTCAACCCTAAAACTCTAGAGGTAGTTATAAATTTAGATCGTTTTGGTGAGCGTTGGAGAAGGTTTGTAGAAATGATGTTTTTTACAAATTCTGATGAGGACTATCATTTCTTTTATGTGCCCAATGAAAATAAAGTATACAAAGTTAATAGAGAACGTACTTGGAAAGTACAGGTGCTAGGTTTCTCTAATGATCCTAATAAACTCAACTCAAGAATTAAAGTCAAGAAACTATTTGTGTTTAATCTTAAAAATTATGATACGTTTGACCAAGCACTTAATGACTTAATTGATAGGGTAGCTACTAGTAGACATAGAGATTTAGAGGTATCTATAATTGCCACCACCTTCCCTTCAACTGATCTACAAGCTAATATAAAAGTTAAAAGGATTAATCATTGGTCACTTTCCTGTAAAGCTACAATAACAGGAATATTAAATAATTTTAAGCTTTTGGATGCGTATATTACACCTAAATTGTATAAGGATACTAATAATCTAACTGCGCTTATAGTAGGTAAGGCTTATGAAGCACCTACAGCTACTAATATACACTTTAAATTCGATGACCCTACTTATGTATCACCAGGTTCATATAATAATATGAACTGGACACATATTCAAGCAGAAGATTTTTGGAAGGAATAATTTATGTCTCTTTTATTTTTTGATAGTTTTAAAAATTACTTACACTTACCACTTAAATGGCAAGAGCGCACTGCTAATTGTAGTATGTATGTGAAAGAGGGATCTTTTGGCCGAAGAGGAGGTAATGTATTAGCCTTGGAATGTTCCTACTCTGAACCAGAGGATGATTTTATACAACAAAATCTGGATGATGCCTACGATGAACTTGTAATTGGTTTTGCATTAGTGCGTGTAAAAGATGTAACTGACCAGTTTACTATATATTTTTGTTATAATAATGACATACAAAGTAGAATAGTTATTATGGCCTCAGGTATATATTGGTATACTGATGATATATACAATAACTACGGATTTAACCAAGGCTTCATATTAAATAAATGGGCCTATATAGAGATTAAAATTAAGTTTAGTGATACACAGGGCACATTGGATATTCATATAAATGAGGTAGCTATACTAAGTTTAACCTCTTTAAACACCATAACTACTACACCACACCTAGTCAATAATATTAAAATAGGTAAAAATGTAAGCTCCTTATCTTCTGATGACTTTGCATACATAGAAGATTTGTATATTTTAAACACTTTAGGTACAAAGAATAATACATTTTTAGGTAACTGTACCGTTTCTACTTTACCCGTATTAACTGGTGGAAGTTCACAACAATTCCTTCCTGAAGCAACTTACTCTGGTACTAGTAATGCTAGTATTATTACTAATACAGTATACCCTATTAACACCCAAACTTATAATAGTACCTATTATGAATACAGTGGTGCAGATGATGGTAGTTACGTAAGAAATGGTTCTGGTGCGGACTGGGTATTCAATAATACATCGGTCATGGTTCCTAGTGTAGCTTCAATATATATGGACACAAACACTAGAAGTTGTTACTACTGGTTCAGGTTCTCAAATATTAATATACCTAAAAATGCCAAAATTACTAATGCTTACTTACTAGTAAACCCTACTGAGATAATTAGTGAGGATGATATAAATGAGCAGCTAATTTTTTTTGAAAAGTCTGGTACACCTGTTACGCAAATTACCTCTAGTGCTGACCTGTTAAGTAGAAAGTTTACTTATAATAAAACAAAAATACCTCAGCAGGGCAATATAGCAAATAGAGATATAAAAGCATCACTACAAGAACTAGTTGATTTACCTGATTGGCAACAAAACAATAATAGTATTTTGGCTGTAATAGACCTACATTATGTAGACACCAACTATTCTTATATAAGGGTAGGTTATACTGCTTACGAAGCCAATAATGATTCTTACCACGTTAACTCACCTAAGTTATACATTGAATGGCAACTACTTGAAGAGGCTGGCTCTAAATATATTTACTCTAGTAGTCTAGGTAGTACAGATACTTATATGTTATCAGTGCCTTCAGGTATAACTAATATACTGGCACTAAGTAGTGACATAATAGCAAAAAAAGATATGGGCGTTGACTTATACTTGACATCTACTATGGTTAGTGGTAGTAATACAACTAACAGTGGTTCAATACTACCTACAACTAAATACAGTATGCTAAGTTTTATCCAGGATGTAACACCAGACTCTTTAGAAGACTGGAAAGACACATTCATAACGGCAAATGAGTTCGGTTTTACAACTATTTCTGGGTAACTATGACTGAAATTAGGATAGCAGATTATAGTATAGGTGTACTTGAGAGTACACCCCTTGTAGGTACTAATGCAATATATATTGCAGACTATACTGTGTCAATACTGCACAAATTTAATACACCGGTTAAAATAACTTTAAATACTCACTATTTTTACGGTGACGTAACTTTAGAAGGTACGCCTAAAGAAGCTATTATATACGCCTATGATAGTGAATCATTTAGGTTAGTGGGGCAATGTATATCAAATAATCAAAGTGGTGTTTTTACACTTCCTATTACTACTAGTGGTACTTGTTTTATTGTAAGTTTGTCAGATAACTCTGACTATAACCATATAGTGGCCAAAAGCGTAGTACCCACACCTATTATATAAGAGGTATAACAATGAGTTTATCAGGCTGGGAGAATTCCAATAGATTACAATTTACTGTACCAATAGAAAGGGTGGGGGTTTGTACTGAAATTGTACCTATACTTTTTAGATTATCCAATCAATCTGGTTTCTCAAAAACAGATATCTGTCACGTATTTAATCATATGGCAATAGCGGGTAGTAGTTACGCTAGCAGAAAAAAAGTAGCTTTTTCGCAAATAGTAGATGGGGAAGAGAAACAGTTATATGCTGAATTAGATATGTGGGATCATGTCACTGAGAAAGCATTGTTCTGGTTTCTACCTCTAGAAGTTTCTTCCACTTATACAAATGTTTTTTATTTTTATTATGATGTAACTAAAGAAAGTAATGTTTCATATATTTCAGAAGCTGGTGACTTAGCTATATACCCCCTAATACCTTCCGGATCTTACAGCGTTTACGATACTTACGGCGGAGAACCTATTAGTATTATAAAACATAATGGAAAATATTTATTATGGTATATGGGTAAGGTAGTTGTAGGTGGTTACTGGCACGGTGCTATTTATTATTGTGAATCCTTAGATTTAATAAATTTTACTAACTTTACCATATGTGTAGATGATGTACCTACAGAAACTAGAATATATAAAACTGCTGGAACAGTACTTCTTGAGAATGATGTCTTTAAGATGTGGTATTCTGGTAATAATGCTAACTCCACTTTGGGGCATAGAATTTTCTACTGTGAATCTTTAGATGGTAAAGTTTGGTATAATTTTATAGAGTGCACTGGTTTAGATAGCACTAGTTTTTATGACACCCGTAACGGTAAACAATCACCCTGTGTAATAGCAGAAGGTTCTGTATATAAAATGTGGTATAGTGGTGTGGGTATAGGTAACACTTATTATTATTCCATATTATATGCTGAGTCTAGTGATGGTATATCTTGGGTAAACCGCCAAGGTCTTCTTCATGAAACCACTATTGACATAGATGTTGTTATAAGCACTATAAATATAAATTTCGCCTACTTTGAGAATGGTTTATATTACGTATGGATAAAAGTTAATGTCTCTGGTGGAGGCACAATGTATTATGCTTCTTCTGAGGATGGTAAAACCTTCACTGATTTTCATTTATTTTCTGAGTTTAATTTACAGGGTACTTACGACCTTACTAATATATCAGGTATATTTGTATACAAAGAGTTTAGTAATTTATACACTTTACTATATAGCGGCGTGTTAAGTAGTCAATATTGTATTCTACGCGTGGACTCGGTAAAGCTTGAAAATCCTATAATACCCTCTCAGCTAGTTTGGAAAGATAAGTTTAGTTCTGTACACCACTTTAATCCCTCATTTGGTTATGTTAACTCCACAGATATTAACTCACCTGTGTTAGCATTAAATAATGTATCTATAACTTCTGACAATTTAGGAAGCTATGCCATAAAATTTAATAGTTTAACTAGTACGGCAGATCTAGGTACTAATCATAGATATAACTATGGTTATACTTCACAAGCACTTATATTCGGTACTATAGATGATGGTAATATTATTATGACCAAAGGTTTATATTCTAAAACTTCAATGTCTTTATACTATCAACAAACACCCTTACTAACCCGTGATAGTTTAAGTGATGATTTTTCTGGACCTATAGGTGATCCACTAGACCCTTATTTGTGGACTATTTTATTAGGTGGTGCTACATTAGATGGGAATAGAATTAAATTCGATACTAATCTAGATAATAGAATTACAACTAACTATTACGTGGGTGATGACTTTGATTTCTCTTTTGATTTTGATGTCACTGGCGGGAACTTAAGTGATGATTGGGCCATAAGGGTCAGGTTACACTTTGTTGGGGAAGTAAATGAGTATCTATTCAGTGTTACACGTTCAAATAACCTTTCATATATTTATATACAACAAGTAGCCCCAGGAACTTTTACAACAAAATGGGGGGTTAATATAGGTAGTGTTGTAGATTATTTCTCAGGTAAGATACGTATATATAATGATGGCACAACTACAAAATATACTTATTATTATGATGGCGCCTGGTATAATGGTTACTCCGTGGGGTCAACCACAAAAACTTATACTAAAATTATTCTTAATAATACCCAAGGAGTGTCTAATACCGGTGGGGTCACCTCTTTTTATATTTCAAATTTCTATACAAATGAAAATTGCTCTTTTTTCAGACGTTCATCGCGTAATAATAATGTATTAGCTATGGAGTATAGGTATAATAATATTACACATATTTTAGAATTACCTGATTATACGTTATCCTCTGACTGGCTATCTTATACTTTAGGTGTGTCTAGTAATTTTACGGACTTAAACGCTTTACTAGGTGATTCCGATACCCGCTTTTTATTCAAGACAGCCGAAGGAGTACGTACAAATGAAACGTCTGTGATTCTTGGTGACCTAGAGACAGGCATAACTGGTAAAATATCGGAAGTATTTTTTTTCAAGCATCAAATATCTAGCGACTCTGTGCTATTTATGAACAGAAGTTTAAAAGATGAACTAATAGAATTTAGTAATTATTTTGTGAGAGGTTACACTACAATATATAATAAGACGTACATCACAAGGGTTTTAGTATATGACCAAAATTCTGGTGATTTACTAGGATCATCTATAACAGATAATAATGGTTTCTACTACTTAGAAGTGCCATTTAGAAGTGCTTACTTTATAATAGGTGTTGGTGACTCTCTTCACAATGATTTTATTTTAAGTAATATCACCCCGCAACTAATTTTATAGTTGACATTTCAATAAATATACCTTATACTATACAGACAATTTAGTATTTTAACATTAACTAAAAGGAGTTATTATGGAATTTAGTGTAGATTTACTGTCTCTTCAGAAAGCCATGAAATTATTTAGTGCTGTAGCTAAAGCTACTTCTGAGGACACAGACGGACAATTGTTTATGGACATTAGAGATACCGGAGAATTAGTGCTACTTTGTAGTAATAAATTAGTATCTCTAACGCATGTAGTGCCTAAATGTGACGTAAAAACGGTAGGCGTTAATGCTATATTATATGGCAAACTTAGTTCTTTTCTTTTTGCATTCCCCTATCTATCCGAGGGTGTGGGAGCTAAGATAGTTAAATTCAAAGCACTTAAGAATGACCTATCTGTTACAATTGATAGCCTTGCGGCTAACAATAAAAAAACAGCTCATAAATTAAAATTACGTTTATATCCACCACAAAAAATTGCAATACCATCACCTTTTACACAAAGTTTATTTGAAATTAATGCAGCTACTCTACGTTTAGCTTTGTCTAAAGTTATGTATGCTGTTAATCCCTCATCAATACGTAATTTTTTACAAGGTATAAATATAAATTTCGATAAAGACTATGTATATTTTGCAGGTACTGACGCACAAAAACTATCTGAGTATAAAACACCTAACACTAGTAAGTTTTTTGAGGGTAGTTTTACACTTACCTATAGTTTTGTTAACGCATTAAAACGTGTATTAGACACAGATAGTACCGTATTCTTTTGTATAGACAACGGTAAAATAAAAGCTAAATTTAGTAATACTGTACTACATGGTCAATTAATACTAGGTGAGGAGTACCCAGACTATACAAAAGCTTTTGAGAATTTTACTCATACAATTACACTAAATAAGAATATACTATTAAGTAGTTTAGCACCAGTACTTCCGTCACTTGATCAAGAAGATCATAGTAGACTAACCATAACTTTAGTTAATAATAAGTTATCATTAAAGAATGATTTTGCTGATGCAGAATATAGCGAAGACATTAAGTTTACAGGTGATTTTATAGTTGATCTTAACGGTACCTATCTATTACAGACTCTAACAGCTATAATGGATGATTTAGTCATTATGCAGTTTTCTAATGATACAAGTGCTGTAATATTTGACTCAGCACAGTTTAGTAATCAGAAGGCTTTAATAACTCCTGTTAGGCGACATTAATGAAAAATTTAGATATTTTAATCTCTAAAGTAAAACAGTTAGATGCACCAAGTTTTTTAAATGATAAACTACCTGAGAAAGAAGTTGAAGTGGCATGTGTAAACTTTTTAAAATCGTTGGGATACAAAGTAGCAAATAAGGCAAGGCCTAGACAAATAAAAAATCTTGACGAGTTGGTTAATTTCTTTTATAATTTAATGGACTACTATCACAATGATGTTTGTGCACTAGTAGCTAATAGGCAAAAAGATAGAACTTTATTTACAAGGTTTATAAGTAATAGACAGCTAGAGCTTAAGTGTTCCTTTGAGGATGGTATACAGGACTGTGCTAATATTATTAACGCCCTATTTGTGTATGAATCTGAATTAGACCTAACCTTACCTATAGGTACTTGGGTTTTTGGTAGTGATAAATGTAAATGGATAACTGATAAAGTTATAAGTATGTTAAATAGTAATGTAGAAATACTTAATGCATACAGAATGGAAAAAATGGTAGAAGCGGATGAGTTAAAGGATAATGAATACACAGGGTTTAATTTTGAAAATTTAAGGAGAGTACATGGCGATTAAAAAAACAAAAGAATTAAAAGAGTCTGCTTCAGAGGTTGGGGCAAGTACTGGAGGCAAAACATCTTCATTTGATATTGCTATAAAGGCTATTAATAAAAAACATGGTAGCGTTTTACAATATATGTGTGATAAACCTTTAGTGATAAACACTATTTCTACACGTAGTATAGGGTTAGATGCTGCTTTAGATAGAGGTGGTGTAGCTAAAGGGCGTATATATGAAATTTACGGTCCACCAAGTGCAGGAAAAACCACACTAGCTATGTCAATTATAGCAGAGGCACAACGTAGAGGTATGAATTGTGTTTTCGTTGACGCAGAACATAGTGCTGACCCAAGACTATTTAGTAGTATGGGTGTTGATACTGCTAAACTTCATGTAGTTGAGCTGTATACAGGGGAGGATAACTTAGGTGTTGCTGAAACACTTATGAAAACTGGAAGTGTAGATCTAATAGTTATTGATTCTGTTACATCACTCATACCAAAGGTAGCAGCTGACTCAGAGTTAGAAGATAATAATATAGCTTTATTAGCTAGACTGATGAGTAAAACTACTCTTAGGTTTGTACCTATAGCTGCTGAGACAGATACGTGTGTTATATTTATAAATCAAACACGTAATAAAATAGGTGGGTATGGTAACCCGGAGACCACTACTGGTGGGGATGCACTTCCTTTTTATTCTACAGGCAGGATTAGAGTATCTGGTATAGGAGCAAAAGCAAATAGAATAGTTGATTCAAAAGGTAAAGTTATTGGGCATAAAACAGAGTTTGAAACTATTAAAAATAAATTGGCGTGCCCTTTCGTTAAATCCGAGACAGACCTAATATATGGTGTTGGTTATGACATGACTGGGGAAGTTATTAAAATAGCCACTGATTTAGGTATTTTGACTAAAGCGGGTAGTTGGTACAAATACTCCGATGAAAATATAGGTCAAGGTGACAACGGAGTAAGAAAGTTTTTTGAGGACAACCCAGATATTTTCCTACTAATAAAAGAGGAAATTACTGTATTACTTGGTTTAGATGTATACTACAAAGCGCAAGCGGAGTACGATAAAGCTAGAGAAGTTACGGCGTAGTTATGAGTAAAATAGCTGATGATGTATATAATATATTAAAAGAAGAATTTCAATTTACTTATATTGAGAAAGAGTATTATGTTAGATTTAAAAATACTCAGTTATTTTTTGATTTCTATATTAAGGAGTTAGGGCTATTATTTGAATGTCAGGGACGTCAACATACTGAGTTTGTTAAACACTTTCATGGTGACGTCTCTAATTTTTATGCCCAAAAGAGGAGAGATAGTCTAAAAGTTGAGTATTGTGAAGAAAATGACTTGACTTTAGTGTTGTTATTTGATACAATAGACAGCATAGACAATGAACTTGTACTAAACAGAATATATGAGGCGATGAATGTTTAATCTTATAAATGTAAATCCAAAGAGACATGGAAAGGACTGTGCAGACTGGTGTCCTTTAAAAGATGGAACTGCAACAGGTGACATTAAGTACTGCGACTTAAGTCAGTATTGTAGACAGATAGGTATGAAGACAGACTGGTATCATTTTTTTAACTATGAAACCAAGCAGTACGACTTCGATTATTTTTGTACTGGCTTTTACGTTACAGAAGAAAATAAAAAAGACGACAATGAGGTATCATAAATGGATGAGGGGTTATTGTTATTTCAAAAAAGTAAACCAGAGAATTCTTTAATAGAGGACATATTTTCATACGATGTACGTACCTTAGAACAGACAGACGATATGTTTATAAGTAAAGGTGTTATTGCTTTATCACAATACTTAGTGTACTTTAAGTCACAATATAATATTACTAGGGCTGAGATAACTAGAAAAGAACGCATATTAGAAGGTGTTTTATTTGGTTTAATAACCCCTGCCATTATAAAAGAGTTCAAAACTAAAAAAGATGCAAGAGCCTCTTTAGTATATACTAACCAAGTACTAAATACTTTACAAGATGAAATTGATGCTTTACAAGATGAGTTAGTTCTTTTAGATGGTGTAGATAAAACCATTATGGAACTTATTGCAGCGTTTAAACGCGAATTAACAAGGAGAGAGAATGAATTATACCAAAGAAAGCACTATAAGTAAGAGTATTGATAAATCTGCGCATACTTTTTGTGATGCTTATAATGAACGAGGTATTCTTTCTGCTATGTCTCATAGTGAAGATAACTTTTTTAATGTACTAGCTAGAGTGGAAGAGACTGATTTCCTTGCACCTGAGTCTAGAGCGTTCTTCTCTATTTTATGTTTATTGAATAAAGCAGGGTACTCGAAATGTAGTAAACTTTTACTAACTAAAACTTCAATAGATTTAAATTTTGAAGATACCTGTAGCGAGGCATTTATTGACGCTATATTAAATGTACCAGTACCGGATAAAGACTTACCAAATTTAATTACAAAATTGATAGATGATAGTACAAAATATAAGTTATTCAGTAAGTTAAATTTACACACAGATAGCGTTTTAGCAAATGCGTCTTCGTTAGCTTCTGTATCTAGTGATGACTTGATTAATGGCGTACAGGCTGACTTAATATCTTTATCTATTCATAGTGAAGCTATAGCAGAACCTAAGCACATATCAGATGGTTTAGATGAATACATAGAAAGTATTATGGATGATCATATACCTGTTATTGGTATTTCAACAGGCTTCCCTATACTCGATAAGGTTATTGATGGTTTAATTCCTGGAACATTAATGATTGTAGCAGCAAGGAAGAAAATGGGTAAGTCTACTGTGCTTACTAATATAGCTACTCATGTAGCGGTTAATGATGGACTACCCACACTATACGTGGACACAGAAATGACCTTTAAAGAATGGCGTGACCGGGTACTAGCAATCATTAGTGGTGTACAGGAGAGAACTATCAAACATGGTGGCTTTAGAAATGATAAAGAAGTATTTAGACGTATACAAGAAGCAGCTAAATATCTAAAGAAAAGTAAGTTGTTTCATCATTACTTACCTGGATATAATTTAGAAAAGATAACAGCACTCTACAAAAAATATAAGTTCAAAGAAGATATTAAGTTAGCTGTTTTTGACTACATAAAAGAGCCAGAATCTTCCAGTGTGGAAGCAGGTAGGAAAGAATACCAAATTTTAGGTGATGTAACAACACGCTTAAAGGATTTATCCGGCCAGTTAGATATTCCGTTCTTAGCAGCAGTACAAGTAAATAGAACAGGGGATGTAGCTGACTCTGATAGAGTAGCTAGATATGGAGATATCGTAGCTTTTTGGGGCCTTAGGGATTTGAAAAAAGCTGAAGAAGAAGCAGTAGATTTAGATATAGCTGGGCATTACGGACTATGTATTCGTGATACGCGTCGTGGTGGTACTACTGGTGAGTGGGGCATAGGCTTTAAATTTAAAAAGACTAAGCTTAGAATCGTTGAAGTAAGTCAAGAAAATCAAGTAGAAACATTTGACTATTTAAGTGATTTAAAATTAGATTTAGGTAGTAATCAAAATGGAGGTGATAGCTTTGCAGAACACAACACGCTCTTATGATAATACAGATATACAACTACTAAAAGAAAGTGTAGACCTACATCTTTTATTACATTCTCTAGGCTTTAAAATAACAAATGAAAATGCTAAACAAATTAGAGCATCTTGTGCAGTGCATGGTGGCGATAATAGGAGTGCTTTTAGGTTAAATAAACAAACCAGGACATGGCTTTGTTTTACCTCTAAATGTCAGGAAACCTATGGTTATGACATAATAGGTCTTATAAAAGGGGTACTTAAAATTGATTTTAAAGAAGCAGTAAAATATCTTCAAGATCTTGTAGGTGATAGTGTTTTATCTAATAATTTTAAAGTTGATAGATTATTTTCTAAAGATAGAGATGCGTTTATTAAAAGTTATGCAACTTCACAGCAGCCCGCATATGTATCTGAAGATCATTTAATATCTTACAGGCCATTACGTTCGCAGGTTATGATTAGACAAGATAATTTTAGCAATACTACCTTAGATTATTTTGAAGTTGCTGGTGGCTTAACAGATGAGTTTGGTATTCTTAGGGATATAATACCAATCAGAGATGTTGATGGTGCATTAAAAGCCTACTCATTAAAAGATACAAGGATGAACCCACCAGACGATTCTTTTAAATATATAATAACTACTGGTTTTGTTAAAGATCTAGTTCTTTATAACTTGCAAAATGCTAAACTATATGGTAATATAACACCTATAATAGTTGTAGAAGGTTTTAAGTCCGTTTGGCGCATGTACGACTATGGTATTTACAACGTAGTTTGTACTATGGGTTCTTTTCTTAGCCCAGGACAAGTGCAGTTGTTGAAAATTTATGCACTTAAAGGAGTTATTATAATGTATGATGCTGATAAAGCTGGTAGAGGTGGTGCAAAGTTAGGGGTTGAAGCTCTTACAAAAGAGGGCATACCTGTAGTAGACATTGACATCACTCCTTCTGTTAAAAAAGAGACAGATGGGCCAGCAGAATTGACAACAGACGAAATTTATAGGTATCTAGATGAATATATCAGGTGAGAATATTGTAAAATTAGTAGGTAAAATCTCTTACAGAGAAGTCAGCATATATAGTGATATAACAAATTACAAATGTAAACTGGCTTTACCTATTGATGATAAATTTCAATATGTTAAAATAGGGGCATGGGGTAAAATTGCTGAAGCGTTGGCAGAATTACCTAATGGTACGTATATAAAATTATTTGGGCATATAGAAGAGACATCTTATGACACTAAATGTAAATACTGCCAAGGACCTTCAAAAGCATACTGGACAAATGTAGTTGTTGATAATTTTATTGTTTTATACTAATTAAAGGAGATCTAAATGAACGAAAATGAAAATGGGATGGGTTTACAGGAAACTGATGCTATATACGCAATGCCTACCTTAGCCATGTTACCAGCTAATAATTTTAAGATCCATATTAGTGAAGAAATGTACTCTTTTAAATTACCTTGTAAAGGTAGTTATTATGATTTAGACCCTACATTCTTTACTGAAGAAGATGGAGACTTTACTATTTTTAGTGATAACATATTCTATGTATCTACTATTACTAAAGTTCTTTTTGGCGTTAAAAAATATCCAGCTCTAGCGGATAATCAACTATTTTGCCCAATAAGTTTTAAAATTGTAGATGACTTTGTAGCTATTGACGGTAAAGTTGTAACTATGCTTGAGGATTAAAATGAAAGACTACTATAAAGTTTTAGGTGTCACCCCTAATGCTACAGATGAAGAAATAAAGAAAGCGTTCAGAAAGTTAGCTTTACTACATCACCCAGATAAGAATAATGGTGATGATACTAAATTTAAAGAAATAAATGACGCTTACCAGATTTTATCTGACCCCCAGAAAAGAAACCAACATGATAATCCTAGGTCTGGTTTTAGTGACTTTGATATTAATGATTTTTTTAAAAACCATTTTGGTATGGGTGGTCAGCATAATAGGCAAAACTTCCCAACGCCTGGACAAGATGTAAATATAAAAGTACCTGTATCTATATATGATATACTATCAGGGGCTACTAAAAATATTAAGTTTACTCTGGCAGACCCTTGTCAAAAATGTGCGGGCACAGGCGCGTCAGAACGTACCACATGTAATGTATGTAATGGTATGGGCAGTACAGAACAAATCGTTATGCAGTTTAATGTGCGTATGATGACACAAGTACCTTGCAAACATTGCTCAGGCCGAGGCTTTACTGTTAAAACAAAGTGCACCTCTTGTGACTCTGGGAGGGTAATTGTAGAGAAAGAGATTGATGTAGCTATACCTAATGGCGCCACACATGGGTCAGTGTTGAGGTTCATGGGTAAGGGAGGTATTGGTAAAAATGGAGGACCTAATGGTAATGTATTTGTACAATTGCACTTAGTACTTCCATCAATTGACAAAGTTACCCCGGAACAATTGAAAGTACTTAAAGAAGTTAGCAATGTGTAAAATTTTAAGTATAGATGTTTCTGCCTCCTCTACAGGTTGGTGTTTTACTTCAGATGGTATGACTTTTAAAAAGGGTGTTATTTGTACTAGCCCTAAATCTACTAGGTCTGAAAGATTATTACTATTTAGTAATTTATTAGAGCAGTTACTTATAGACTTAGCCCCTGACTTTATAGTCCAGGAGGATACTTTTTCTGGTATTAATGTAGGAACTCTAAAAATACTTAGTGAGTTTGCTGGGGTAGCCAAACTCACCTGTATAAAAACACTAGGTATTGAACCTTACATAATTACAAATACTACTGTCAAGTCTTACTTTGCATCACCTAATAAAGAAGACCTATTTAATTTCGTATGCTATTTATTAGATATAGAAAACTTGACATTTAAAAAAGATAATGATATGATTGATGCACAAGCACAACTATTTTGTTATGCTGATACAGTTTTAAATAAATATAAATATAGATATGCTAGAGATTATGGCTATCTTTATATGGAGGGAAAAAGTGAAGAAAATTGTTAAATTAAGTGTCACAAGAATAAATACGTTTCTACAATGTAAACTTAGATATTGGTACTCATATGAAGAGCACTTAGAAAAACTATCTAACCCTGTATTTAAGTTAGGGCTTGCTTGCCATGATACTTTAGAAAAAGCTGGTCGTATCATGAAAGAGCAAGATATTAAAAAATTTAGTGCCACACAAATTAAAGAATTACTAGCTTATTATGATAAGGCTTCTGTTAAACATGGTATAGAAGATTACGGAGATCATCTAGTCGGTAAAGATATAATTAAAGCTAAGCTTAAAATTTTTAAGATTGGTGATAAAATTGTGGGTATAGAGGATAGATTTGGATTTCCAAATACACAGGTTATCACTACTAACGGTGGAGTGGAGTTGATTGGTGCTATTGATAAAGCAGTAGAAGTCAATCCAACTACTTTATTAATTGTGGATTACAAGACATCTAAAACAGTACCGGATGCGAATAAGTTAAGTTCCGACATTCAGTTATCAATGTATAATCTAGTAGCTAGAAAGTTATATCCCCAATATAGTAGAGTAATACTTTGTTTGGATATGCTACGTTCTGGTGATTTAGTTTACACGTATAGGACTGATGAAGAGCTTGAGGAATTTGAGCAGTACTTAAATGCCGTACATGCAGAAATCTCAGCTTTAACAAGAGAAGAAGCTAAACCCTCAATCAACTTTTTATGTGCTTGGTGTGATTATACTAATGTGTGTGAGAAATATCAGGAGCTTTGTGTTAAGAAAGAGTTCTCTTTCCTAAATGTACAAACTCTACCAGATGAAGAATTAGTCACTGAGTGGGAATCTGTTAGAGCAAGCCAGAAGATTCTAGAACTACGTGAAAAGGAAATTGCAAATGTACTTATAGAAAAGATTAAGATACAGGAGAAGTCGGTTGTTTCTGGCGAGCAAGAGATGGTTATGCGACAGAATTCAAGGACTTCGTATAACGCAGCAAAACTAAGCACCTTCATCCCTGTAGAAGACTTTGCAACATTGGTTACAGTATCACCTACAAAGCTAAAAAAGTATCTTGAAAAAAATCCAAGTATACTACCCGTAATGGATGATATAAGTGAGACAAACTTTAATGGCGCCTTTCTTGCTACAAAAAAGATTAAGGCTAAGAAAACAAAAACCAAAGAGGATTAAGAATTATGCAAAAGACAAAAATTTTAGTATACGCGGATAGTCCAACCGTAGCAACAGGGTTTGGTACTGTAAGTAGAAACATACTAGCCCAATTACATGCTAGTGGTAGGTATGATATTGATATTTTCGGTATTAACTATCATGGTACACCACACACACTACCTTACAGAATTTGGCCAGCAATGGATCATCAAGCCGGTGACCCTTACGGAAGACGTAAATTTTGTTACTTTGCTTTAGAGCATGACTTTGACATACTCTGGGTATTGCAGGATACCTTTATAGTTGACTTTTTACCCGAACTAATTAAGCATTTGAAAGCAAAAAGAGTAAAGCCGTTTAAAACTATTATGTACTACCCTATTGACAGTGTACTACGTGCTGAATGGTACCCTAACTTACTCCCCGTAGATAGGTTAGTAGCTTATACTAACTTTGGAAAACAAGCTTATTTGAAACACGTAAGAGGTAAACAGCCAGATATAGATATAATTTACCATGGGGTAGATATGAATATATTTAAACCCCTACCTACTGAAGAAGTTGCTAAATTTAGGGAATCTTACTTTTCTATTGGTAAGGACCGCTTTATATTTATGAATATAAATAGAAATCAGCAGAGAAAAGATATCCCTAGAACTATCCAAGCGTTCAAGGAGTTTAAGAAGTATGTACCCGAATCAATGCTATACTTACACATGTGCGGTGTAGACCAGGGTTGGAACATTCCTAAACTACTTACGGAGATGGATATGCAACTAGGTAGAGATGTGGTATTACCGGATAAGATGGAGCCTAATCAGGGCTTTCCTGTAGACGTTATTAACTACCTCTATAATAGCTGTGATTGTGTAATAAGTACTACCCTGGGTGAGGGTTTTGGTATAGGTTGGTTAGAGGCTATGGCTTGTAAAACTCCAACTATCATGCCTAATAATACTGCAATGGAAGAACTTATTACAAAAGAGCGTGGTTACTTGGTGGGTAGTGGTAATAATTTAAGTTTATGGACTACCTTACCTAATGATAATGATATCCCCCGGCCTTTGGTTGATGTAGATGATTTAGTAGCTAAAATGTGTTATGTGTATGATAATTATACAGAAGCAAAGGCTAAAGCTGATAATGCTTATGAGTGGGTTAAGTCAGATATGCAGTGGTCAGGTAAAATTGCTACTCAGTGGTTAAATATTTTTGACCAGGAAGCTGCTAAATTGTCTTCTAGAGTAAGTAGTAAGCCAAAAACCAAAGCTATAAATTTAGAACAACTATAAAATAAGTAGTCATATTATTCAGGGGGCAAGTAAACTACTTGTCCTCTGAAGTAATTTAAGGAGTATAATTATGAAACAGTATTTGGACCTATGTAATAGAATAGTCAGTGAAGGTAAATGGGTAGATAATATTCGTACTGGTAATAGGTGCCTAACAGTTATAGATGCTTCTTTCGAATATGATGTTAGTGAGGGAGAGTTCCCTATGCTAACTACCAGAAAGGTTTTTTGGAAGCAAGCTATTTCAGAGATGTTAGGATACTTACGTGGATATACAAGTGCAGCACAATTTAGGGCAATAGGGTGTAACACATGGACAGCTAATGCAAACGATAATGAAGCTTGGTTAGCTAATCCTTGGAGGAAAGGTGAGGACGATATGGGTAGATGTTATGGCGCCCAAGGCAGAGGATGGATAACACCTGAAGGTAATAAGATAGACCAATTACTAAATGTGTATAATGATTTAAAACAGGGAATAGATAATCGTAGTGAAATAATGACTTTTATGAATCCAGGCGAGAGAGATAGGGCGTGTCTTAACTCGTGTATGCATACCCATACCTTTAGTATCTTAGATGGAGAGTTATACCTAACATCTTATCAACGTTCCTGTGATGTCCCATTAGGTTTAGTTTTCAATCATCTACAAGTAGCATGGTTCTTAATGGTTATGGCCCAAATAACTGGGCTTAAACCAGCTAAAGCTTTTCATAAAATTATAAATGCTCATATATATGAAAATCAACTAAACTTGATTCAGGATGTTCAATTAAAGCGTGAGCCTCTACCTCTACCTAAAATAAAGATTAATCCAGATATAAAAACTTTAAAAGACTTGGAAACTTGGGTAACTGCTAATGATTTTATAGTTGAAGGCTACAACTGTCATCCAGGAATCAACTTTCCTTTTAGTGTGTAAGAGATACTTATGACACAAGTTATATTTATATTAGCTATAGCTAACAACAATGTAATGGGTTGTAATAATAGTATACCATGGCATTACTCAGAAGATATAAAGAGGTTTAAAGAAGTAACTACAGGTTACCCAATAGTTATGGGCAGAAAGACGTGGGAGTCTTTATCTGTGCAGCCACTACCCAATAGGCCTAATATTGTACTAACACGTGACTTAAACTATAGTACTGGCTGTAGGGCTTACAAATTTAATAATTTAGAAGATGTTATTACTAATTTTAGTGTATACGATAAAATATATGTAATTGGTGGGTCAGAAATATTTAATGCCTATCTTTCTTATGCGCATGTATTAGATATTACTAGGATCAATGCTGAACATGTCGGAGATATTTATTGGCAAGACATAGATTTAAATATTTGGGAGTTGCAAAGTAGTAGAATTAGTGGTATACTTGATTTTAGAATTTACAAAAGAAAGGAGATAATATGCAACAATACGTAGTTGGTGTAATTTTTGATGAAACATACGACAATGTTTTACTGATACGTAAACGAAGACCTGAGCTGCAAATAGGAAAGTTAAATGGTGTGGGTGGTAAAATAGAAGTAGATGAAACACCTTATGCAGCTATGATACGTGAATGTGAGGAGGAGTGCGGTTTACTATTATATAATTGGTTGTTAGTAGATAACTTTACTGACAATGTTAATTTTAATGTGCACTTCTTCACAATACAGACAACAGCTATACAAAAGGCCGTTTCTAAGACTGACGAGCAGGTAGAGATCTGGCCTTTATATGAATTATGTTTTTCTGATATAGTGTCACCTACAGACGACGTAATACGTTTATATTACAATAATGATTTAAAGGAGAATTTATATGGGGATACAAGGGATAAAGTATATAGCACCATGTCTTGATAATTCTGGTTACGCTAAAGCGGCTAGAGGCTACATACTTGCATTACATAAATTAGGTGTGCCTTTAACAATAGCGCCCATATCTTTTGAGGAAGCTAGACCAGATTTAGGAGAGGCTTCTTCAATTATTTCTGAGTTGCTTAATAAAGATATTGAGTATGACACTGTTATTATACATACAACTCCAGAATTCTGGGAACGTTACCGTGAGGAAGATAAAATAAATATAGGGTACACTGTGTGGGAGACAGACCATTTACATCCAGAATGGCCTAAATATATAAACACCAATGTAGACAAAGTTTTTGTACCTTGTTCATGGAATAAGGAAGTATTTGAAAGTAGTGGTGTTACTATACCTATTTATGTAGTACCACATGTGGTGGACACTTTTAACTTTACAAAAAATGAAGATTGTAGTAATATATTAAACATACCTGACAAAGATACCTTTTTGTTTTATAATATTAATCAATGGACTGAACGTAAAAATCCTTTGGCCACTATAAAAGCATATTGGTCGGCTTTTCAGAATGATGAAAATGTTGCGCTAGTTTTAAAAACATACGGTAGTAGCTACGCTGATGCAGACAGAGATGCAATTCGAGCAACTATTAAACGTATGAAACAGATGATTGTACTACCTAAGTACCCACCAATCTATTTGATTTTAGATTTGTTGAGTGAAGAGGAAATAACTGCACTACATAAAAGGTGTGATTGTTATATAGCTTTAGACAGGGCAGAAGGTTGGGGAATGAGTACGGCTAATGCTGGGGCCGCAGGTAATCCAGTTATAGTGACAGGTTATGGTGGTGTTTTACAGTACTTAAATAGTCATAATAGTTACTTAGTTAACTACGTAGAAACACCTGTGTCAGGTATGCCTTTCTCCCCATGGTACTTAGGGTCGATGAACTGGGCAGAAGCATCCCCAACACATGGGGCATCTTTAGCACAATGTGTATTTGAAGATAAGTTAACAGCAAAACGTAGAGGTGACCAATTAAAGAAGGAGCTTATAAGTAATTTCTCTGATGACATTATAGGAAAGATCTTTATAGAAGCAGTTGAAATTTAATTTATTAGAGGTTAATTTGAAAAAGACATTGAATATTGGTTGTGGTGACAGGACATTTACAGAATATCCCGAAGGATTTAAATGTATAAATTTAGATGAACGTTCAGATTTAAGTGTAGTTGATGTAGTCAGCTCTGCAGAAGTACTTCCGTTTGAAGATAATTATTTTGACTACCTATTAGCTAGTGATATTATAGAACATTTTCCAATAAGTAAAACTCTAACCTTGTTAACTGAATGGTACAGGGTCTTAAAATTAGGAGGAACTTTGGAAATACGTACACCAGATATGGAGTGGGTTGCTGAGCACTACAAAGATAATAAAGATGCTAAATTTGTGTCTTATCATATTTTTGGAGGTCAAGACTACCCAGGAAATTTTCATTACGTTATTTTTAACACTAAATGGTTACAAGAACTGTGTTCTGAAGTAGGCTTAAAATTAATTAGTACTTTAAGTGTACATTCTAACTTTATTCTTAAAGTTATTAAGTAAAGTAAATGAGGTACTCTATGCATAACGTATAGGTACCTCACGTGTCTTTTATAGGTGTTTTATTAAAAAAGGTGTACTGACATATCTTTAGTATTAAAACTCTACTACGGGGCATTATAAGCGTTTTTAACTGCAATTTAAATAATTGTTCTACACAAGTAAATTTTTGTTGCTTTAATTATAATTCTATGCTAATATATTGGGAGATTAAATGAATAGATGGTTCAGTAACTACTACAATAATCTAATAGAGAACTATATATTTAAAATGTTGTATAAATATTGTGGTACCCACCTCGATGATTTGTGTGTACTGGATACAACTACAGAGGAATATTGGGTTGACTTTTATTTAAATACTGTACAGGCTACTTTGGTTACGAGTTTAGATAAGAACCCACCTTGTGTTAATAAATTTATTGATGTGTACAATTATGACATACTCGATAAAGAACTTTATGAAAGCATAGGCCCATTTATAGGACAGTATGACGTAATACATGTATTAAGCACTCTATCTTATGAATTAAATGACTTTATGTGGCAGAAGGCTCTAGAAAATTTGTGCACTTATTTAAAGTCTGGTGGTTTTATGATAATTACTGGTGACTTACAATCCTCGTATACAGAGGACTCTTGTAGACACAGATCTTCAGGGCTTTGGAGGGCTATTATAAATAATTCAGGTTGTACAGTTAAACATTTTATTAAGACACCCACCAGTAGTATACTAAATATCCCAAATGACATATTAATAGTAGGTAAAAAATGACAAAAATAATAATTTCAGAAATAGATGGAGTTATTACTTCTGGATGTAGCAGAATTGATAACATAGGTATAACACTGTTTAAGGATTTTTACATTGGTGACTTTGAAGCTATAAACAAGTTGAAGTCCGACTACCAGTTTGTGTTCTTATCTGCCGACAACAATGTTAATTATAATCTCTGTACAAGAAAATATATACCTTTTTACTGGGCACCAAAAAATAAACGTGATATTTTACTTGAAATTTTACGCAAATACAATTATACTGCTGATGACGCTGTTTATATTGGAAGCTTTATATCAGATATACCTTGTATGCGTATGATACCTAATTCTTTTTGTACTAACAAAGATTTGGGGTTTAAACAATTTAAAACTACCTCAGGTAGAGGTATCTTAACTGAATTATATTTAAATCGAAAGGAGTACTTATGTTAATAAGAAGAGAAACAAGGACAGGCGCAAATGGTTTTTTAACTGTGTACAGGCCTTGTACAGTAGAAGAATTTTTAGGAAGTCCTTCTGTTAAAACATTGGTCAGTAATTATCTTATAAAAGGTACACTACCTCATATTTTATTACTAACAGGTGATGCTGGTTTAGGTAAGACTACTTTAGCTAGGATTTTAGCACTGAGTTTAAATTGTGAAAATTCTAAAGATACAGTACCATGTCTTACTTGTTCTTCTTGTACCGCTATTTTAAATTCAAATAGTATGGATGTTAATGAAATAAATGTAGGTAGTAACAACGGTAAAGACGCCGTAGATGGGTTAGTTGAGAATTTATCCTCTTCACCATTTAGCTCTAAACATAAAGTTCTAATATTTGATGAAGCGCATAGATTATCTCCAGCAGCACAAGCTTTATTACTAAAGCGTATGGAAGATTGTTACTCACATGTGTATATTATATTTTGTACTAATGAGCCAGAGAAACTAACAAGTAAAAATACGGATGACGATCCGTTTCTAGATAGGTGTAAGATATTGCATCTGAAACCTTTATCTCCTGAAGAGATAATGCAAATGTTAGAAAACGTAGCTCAATTTGAAGGGGTAAACTATGACATTGATGTATTAAAGTATATTTGTGACTTATCTTTTGGTGTACCTAGAAAAGCGCTTAATTGTTTAGACTCTGTAATAACAGAAGGTTCTTGGAATTTAACTAATGTTAAAGAGTTACTAACAGGTATTATCTTAGATGAAGATGATGCAGAAACTATACATCTATGTAAGACATTAATTAAACGAGATTTTAAAGAATCCTGTGTATTGTTTGAGAAGTTAGCCAAGAAATACCCCGTAGAGAGTATACGTATTGCTGTATGCGGCTTTTTTGTGGGCTGTCTAAAACGAAGCAACTTAACTAGTGGTAAGAATATTTCAAACGCTTTATCACAATTAACAACACCAATCTATCTTACAGGTAAACCTGCAGAACACATGTTTTATAATATAATGTTTAAAGTAGTAACTTTATTAGGGAGTTAGAATGAATAATTTAGAAGCATTTGTTGAGTTACCTGAACTACCTACACCAAACTATGAATATATAAAAGATGAAGCTAGAGCTAGAGAGGTACTCGATTTTTTATATACCCAGCCAATATTGGAGGTAGATACCGAGGGCACATCTTTAGACCCCTTTAGATGTAAGACTACCCTATTGCAAATAGGTGTGCCTAATATGGCTTACGTATTTGATGTAAGAAGTGACTTACCTGGGATTACTATTCATGGTAGTTTATTTAAGAAAATTTTAACAAGTAAAAAGCAATTAAAGATACTTCAAAATGCTAGCTATGACATGAAAGTTTTAAAGTCTCAGTATGGTTTTTATATTGAAAATGTTTATGATACAATGCTAGCAGAAATTCTTATGTATCTAGGTGTGCAAGTATCTGGTTTTAGTTTAGCTAAATTAGTAGAAAAGTACTTAGGAATGGTTATGAATAAAGAACCTCGTGGGACTTTTGAAGTTTATGACCAAGAATTTACTGACAAACAGGTTGCATATGCCGCAAATGATGTTTGTGTATTAGATATAATACGTAGTATGCAAATGCAAAGAATAGAGAAGTACAATTTGCAAGAGGTACTAGCACTAGAAATGGCTTTTATAAAACCACTGTGTGAGATGGAATTAAATGGTGTAAAATTAGATGTAACAAAGTGGCGTCTTATGATGGATGAATTTGCTAGTGAGCTTGAAGGGTTCAAAAAGAATATTGAGGATAGCTTACAAGTCACACAAGACCAGTTATCGTTATTTGGTGTACCAACAGTTAATATTGCAAGCCCTGTTCAACTTAAGGCAGCCTTAAACAAACTTGGTATTAAGGTTGAGTCCACTGCAAACGAGGCGTTAAAAAAATATTCTGGTCATAAAGTTGTAGATGATTTATTATCTTACAGACAAAATGCCAAGTTAGTAAATACTTATGGTGAAGCTTTAATTGAGCGTATACACCCTAAAACAGGAAGATTACATACACAGTTTAAGCAGATGGTATCGACAGGAAGGATGTCTTCTAACAACCCTAATTTACAGAATATACCAGGAAAGCAAAAGTTTAGATCTTGTTTTATAGCAGACGATAAAATGTGTTTAATAACTGTGGATCAGAACTCTGCAGAATTAGTTATTATGGGTGCTATGTCAGGAGAGCCTAACTTTTTAGACACATATGAGAAAGGTTTAGATTTACATACAGTAAACGCTGCTAGAATTTATGAAGTGCCATATGATAAGGTTACTCCTGAACAACGTAAAGCCTCCAAAGCTATTTCATTTGGACTTGCTTATGGTATTTCTGCTGTTGGTTTGGGTAAACGTTTAGGTATACCTAAGGATACAGCTCAAAAGCTTATTGATAAATATTTTAGAATCAATAATGTTTTGAATACTTGGCTTACTAAAGCAGCAAAGGACGCAGTACGTACACATAGTAGTACTACTATTACAGGTAGACACCGTTTTTACAATATACCACCTATGAGTGACCCAGCAAGGAAGAAGATAATAGGTGGGGTAGAACGTGCTGCTAAAAATCATAAGATTCAGGGTTCCGACAGTGATACTATTAAATTAGCAATGGTATTATGTGTTGAACGTTTAGAACAATTAGATGTTGGTGCACGTTTGTTATTGTCGGTACATGATGAGATTGTTGTAGAGGCACCTATAACTCATGCAGATGAGGTGGCTAAGATAGTTGTAAGTTCTGTGGATGACGCCTTTAATCATTATTTTCCTGTTATGCCCATGCGTACTGCACCAGTAATAGGCCCTTGTTGGATAAAGCATGAATGTGAAGAAAAGGATGCAAGTGGTAAAAAATGTGAACACAATATAATGAGATTTGAGGCGGACGACCATTATGGTACTAGACTAGTATGTGATAAATGTACTGCTAAACAAGATTAAGGAAATGAATATGGTTACTATAGGAAATAATATAAAAGTTTTGTTGACTAAATATTCTGAAGATGTTATAATAGACGACATTGGTGGTGAGCTTCTTTTATACAACCACTCACACTTGTGTGGATTCACTGACCAGACTACTATAAGCTTACTTAAGGACTATAGGTTCACGGGGGTCAGTCTTGAATATTTAGAAAATGTTATGAAAATGGAAATTAAAAATTTCTATGACGAAAGCCTAGATTTTTTTATACATTTAAACTATATTTTTGTTAAACAACAAGGAGCAGAATTAGATGACCCAATATGTGTTGTCAGTTTTGTGCCTAAAAGTTCTTCGTGGATTGGCGCCCAGTTTTATGCTAATTTTATAGAGAAAACTAATTAGAGGTGAGCTTATGAAAGTTTATAGAAATGAGGAAACTGCATTAGCATCTTTAAAAGAAAAAGAAACATTCTTTTTAAATGGTGCTTGTCCATACTCAGAAAAATATGGTGGCAGGTTGTGTGGTAATTGGTGTGCTTTATTCTATTTTGATAGAGGTAGGGAGAATTCTAGTACGAACACAAGTCCGTTCGTTATTTTAGGATGTAAAGCAGGAGAAAAATATCTATATGTTGAAACTTTAGTGGAGGATTAATAATGAATAAAGCTTGTGGGTGTAGTCATGGTCCATTAGACATGAAAGTTAAGTACCATAGTAAGGATATAACAAAGGTTCAGAATATTAACATAGGGGATTGGACAGACTTAAGATGTGCCGAAGAACTAGATTTAAAAGCAGGTGATTTTAGATTCATAAATTTAGGTATTTCTGTTGAAGTTCCTGCAGGTTATGAAATGCATATTGCACCTAGAGGAAGTACGTTTAAAAATTTTGGTATTATACAGGTAAACTCTGTAGGGGTATTAGATGAAAGTTATAGTGGTGATGGTGATATAGTTAAGATGCCCGCTTTAGCTATGAGAGATACAAAAATAAGTATAGATGACCGTATTTGTCAATGTAGATTAGTACTTAAGCAACCAAATGTAAACTGGGTAGAAGTTGACTCGCTAGAAAATGAAGACAGGGGCGGTTTCGGCTCCACCGGCGTCAATGAATTCGTAGGCAATGCCAAGATAATAAGATAATAAGGAGTAACTATGTTATCAGATGAAATTTTTGAAGTAATAAAATATGAGAATGTGAAGACTATTTCTAGTAGAGATTATTTTACACATGATGAGTATGCGCATAAGATGTTTGACACAAAGTATTGTACAAAGTGGGATGCAGATGGTAAAGTAATTACAGATACTGATACTCCTTATGCTAGAATAGAGACGCCAGCAGATGTTTTTCAGCGTGTAGCTTCCGGTTTGGCAGCTATGGAGGAAACGGAAGAGTTACAAGAAAAATATTGTGCTCTGTGGTTTGCCTTAATGTGGTCAGGGTGGTTTAGACCAGGAGGTAGTGTATTAGCTGGTGTAGGTGCTACAAGCTTAAAATCACTATTAAATTGTACCACATTACCTTTAGCAGAAGATAGTTTGGAAAGTATTTCTAAATGTGACTATGATATTATGAAATGCGCAGCTTTTAGACAGGGATTGGGTTTTGATTCATCTGCGCTACGTCCTAGAGGTGCCCCTGTTAATAACGCTGCTGAAGAGTCTACAGGAGCTGTTCCTTGGATTTGTAAGTTAGTAGACAATGGAGAATGGGTCGGACAGAAAGGTAGGAAACCTGCTATACTTGTAAGTCTTAAGGTTCATCACCCAGACATATATGAATTTATCAGAGCAAAGTCAGAAAAAGGTATTCTTGAGAATGCAAATATATCTGTTCAAATATCTAATAAATTTATTGAAGCTGTTAAGGCAGATGCTTCTTGGGAGTTGTACTTTGATTTCGAAGAAGGTAGTAAGTATGAACGAATATCTAAATTTGTTCCTGCTAAGGAGTTATTTGATTTAATAGCGGAACAAGCATTTAAGCACGCTGAGCCAGGAGTACAATATATAGATCTATTACGAGAAGGGTCTATGGTACATCAAATATTTTTAGACACAGGTGATAAACGATTTAAAATAATTAGTACTAATGCGTGCTCTGAAAAAAGTTTACCTCCCTATGGAGTATGTAATCTTCTTTCACCGAATAATGCTATGTTCTCGACTAACGCGGAGGAGTATGCACAAGAATTAGCTTATATAGTACCATATATGGTACGTATGTCCGATAATGTTATTACTTATGAAGCGCGTAATAAACTTTCTCCATTGAAAGAACAAGCTTGGATTCTGGAACAAACTAGAGAAATAGGAATGGGTATAACAAATATTCATGGTTGGCTTCTTAAGCAAGATTTAGCTTATGATTCCGATGAGGCTATAGCCAATGTGGGCGAGTTTTTTAAACATTACTCTTGTGCAGTATTTAAAGCATCTATGGCTTTAGGTAAAGAGAAGGGGAATGCTCCAGCTTTTAATTTAGTCTCAGATACAAAGGCTTTTATGGGGTCCACTTATTTTAAAAATGTAGTAGATGAGTTATTTGATGGGGATTATAGTGCTGTAAAGTATATGCGTAATATGGCACATATGTCAGTAGCACCTACTGGATCATTGTCCAGTACATTTCCAATACCTTGCTTTTCATCTGGGGTAGAACCTTTCCCAGGCCCTTATTATTGGAGAAGAACCCGTGCAATTGACAAAGGTAAATATATACATTATTTTATTATACCAGATAAAATAAAAAACTATGTACTGGATAAATTGAATGCTGATTCTTATGACTATCAATTATTAAGTGCTTTTCCTGGGTCAGTGTTAGATGAAGATGGTGCTATAGGTCTTAAATTAGCCGACATTATTAATAGAAATCTACCTAAAGGGTTTTTTAAGCCAGCACATTATATAGATCCACTACAAAAAATTAAATTAATGGCTGGAATATACAGATGGGTAGACGCTGCAATCAGTTGCACATATAATTTACCAGCTACATCTACTATTAAAGACGTAGAAAATATTTATATGGAGGCATTTAATCATGGTGTGCGGGCAGTATCTGTTTATGTTGATGGTTCTCGTGAAGGTATTCTACTTTTCGAAGACCCAAAAACCAGTGAAGCTAATTTTGAAAAGAAACAACCCGGAGGTTGCTCTGAATTAGACAGGCCTTTAGGTATAGTGCCTAATTGTGCACCTAAAAGACCTGCTGAACTACCTTGTGACATTTACTATACATCTATAAAGGGGGAAATGTGGACGGTACTTGTAGGATTACTTGATGGGAAACCTTACGAGATTTTTTGTGGTAACTCTGAAGATTTATACTTGCCAAAAACTTGTAACAATGGTATAATACGCAAACAAGGTAAAGGAAGATACGAATTGGATGTAGTTATTAGAAGGTCTCCCGTAATTTATAAGGATTTAGCTTCTATATTAATGACTGACGGTCAGAAAGGTATGACAAGACTCTTAAGTTTGGCTTTACGTCATGGTGCTCTACCTAGATACATTGTGGAACAACTTAAGAAGACAAATGGCAGTATATCTGATTTTAGTACTGCTATCTCTAGAGTTTTAGGTAAGTATGTTGGCACCTATGAATTAACTGGAGATGAGAATAAATGTCCTAAATGTGGTGAAAATAGTTTAATGTTTACAGAGGGGTGCATAAAATGTATTTCAGAAGGATGTACTTACTCAAGGTGTAGTTAAAATAAAATAAATTAAGAGGTTACAAATGGAAAGAACATCAAAAGTTGTTTTGGAAGAGATGATGGGAATTATGGCGGAGATTAATGAAGATGCTGAAAAATGGGCTGATAAGAATAATAAGTCAGCCGGTGCTCGTGTACGTAAAGCCACTCTAACCCTTGAAAAGTTAGGCAAAGAGTTTAGAAAACTTTCAGTAAAAGAATAAAAAATATTTTAAGGCAAGGTATAACTAGTTATACCTTGCCTAGTAGGTAATTTTATGGCTGGTATATCAAAATATGAAAAAATGCTACGTTTAGCCTTACTTGCACGAGGATATAAAAAATGCTCGAAATGTGGTAAAGTGCAGAATAAGGAAGCTTTTGGGATACGTAAGGATTCTTTAACCAAACTTGTTTCTAATTGTAAAAGTTGTTTAAAAACTTATAGAGACTCACGTATACCTACACGAATTATATATGACAAGAACTATCTTGAAAAGAATAGGGACAAAAAATATGCTAATAATAAAATTAATAATAGATCTTTATGCACTAATCCTTATTTTATAGAAAAAATCAATGATAAAGATCCTGGATACGCTGCTACTTTATTGGGTGATTTTGTAGTTATTAACTGTTATCACTGTAAAGAGTTATATACACCTATAGTTGAAGAAATAAAAAACTTTATAAAAACACCAAGTGGTTATGCTAATATGTATTGTTCTGATAAATGCAAACAATCTTGTAAAGTTTACAATTTTAATACCACGTTAGTAGATCCAGAGTCGATACTTAACCTAAGTACTTCTGATAAAGAACAAGCCAGATCGTGCCAAACAACACATCTTAAGCAGCTTCAATTAGATGCGGTAGGTTATAACTATTGTGAAAAATGTGGTACTACTTGCGATGTTGTAGAATTGCATCATACACTGGAAGTGGCCAAATACGGTACTAATGCAATAAGTTCTGCTGGTCATATACTATTATGTAATATATGTCATAAAGATTTAACTAAACAATGTGGAGGACTTTAATGCCTAAACCGTTATTAAAATGGGTAGGAGGTAAAACTAAACTTATAAGATACTTATCTCTATATGTACCTTTGGAATATACAAATTACATAGAGCCATTCATTGGAGGAGGTGCATTATTTTTTTACATAAATCCAAATATAGGTATCATTAATGATGCTAACAGGGAGCTTATAAATTTTTATACACAAATAAGAGATAACCCTATAGAGTTGTTAAATTTAACAAAACTTTTTATAGTTTCTGAAGAAGAGTATTATATCGTTAGAGCCACAGATAGAGATATTGATTGGCGTGATGAAAAATCATGTTTAAGTAGGGCAGCTCGTTTTTTATATCTCAATAAAACGGCCTTTAACGGTATATGGAGGAGTAATAGCAAAGGAAAAATGAACACTCCGTATGGTAAGTATGACAAAGTTACTTTTCCCCAAGAAGAACATATTTTAAGCGTCTCTAAAATATTACGTAAAACGTTAATTTTAAATGTTGATTTTTATGAGACTTTAAACTATGTAAATAAAGACACATTTATTTATCTTGACCCACCGTATATACCATACTCGGACACAGCCAATTTTGCAAATTATACTTCGGCTGGTTTTGGAGTACAGGACCAAGAGCGCATAGTTGACTACTGTAAGTTGGTTGACGCTCAAGGTGCAAAGTTTTTGCTATCTAATTCTGATACACCTTTAACTAGAGACTTATTCAAAGATTTTGAAATAAATTCAATAGATGTTTATCACAGTGTAGGTGCATCAGCTAAATCTAGAAAAGATAAAGGAGAAGTTCTAATAAGAAACTACAAGGGAAGTTGTACAGGTTTATTTTTATAAAAGGAGAATAACTTAATGAGTAAATTTAGACAGGCATGGAATGGTATTTTTGAACAGTTGGATGTAGTTAAACATGTGAATACTTATGGTTACCTTGACGTTACTTCCGATACACTAAAGGAAATTACAGGAGAAGAATCAAGGTTACTAGCTAAGATGGATAACAAAAGTAAACAACCACCTATTATGCGAGATAATAATATCTCTGTACTTGCTATTAAAAATGGTAAATATAGACTTACAAAAGAAAACCCATTTATACCAATCCCAGATATTTCTGGTATGCGTGTGTATCCAATTAAGAAAATGGAAGGATTACTTACTATAGATAGGTTCGCTAAGGGGTCTAAAACAGAGTCTATGGCCTTGGATTTGGCTCACTATAATAGTATATTGGATGATTGTTTTGGTGAAAAGGTTTCGTTGACCCTACGAAATAAAAGGCGTGCATCTTTTAAATTTAAGTTGGGGAAAATGGACTTTGATGTAGAAAAAGTACAAATAGAAGTAGATGGTTGTTATGAGGGGGCTAAAAGTATTCATATTGTAGAAGCAAAAAACTCTGAGGATAAAGATGCTACTATACGTCAATTACTTTACGCCAAAAAAATGATAACAGAGGTTATACGTGGTGAAAAGCCAGTATATGCTTGGCTTATGGTGTATGATCGTAAGACAGGTATTTTTAACTTCCATAAATTTTTGGAAGGTAGTAATCGTTACTACTTCGATGTAGACCAAAGTAAAAGATATGTTTTAAAATAGTATCC